TGACAGCCATCTTTGGTCCGAGTGGCGAGAGTCGAACTCACGGCCTCTTGAACCCCATTCAAGCGCGCTACCAAACTGCGCTACACCCGGTCAACCGGGCTGTCTCGAATCAGCTTTATTATTATAGCGGATTTGAAGGAGAATGTCAACAGGGTTTTGCAAAAATTATAATTTTTGTATTTTTGCATTTTTCCGCGCAAAGTGCTGCATAAATCCGACGGCGGATGCTTGACTTTCCCGCGCAGGTGCGCTATACTTAATATCCTACCATAATAGCAAAGGAGGTGTGCCCCATGGCAGAGGACAAGTGTGGAAAAAAAATGATTGCCGTCAACCGTGAGGTGCGCCACGAATACTTTGTCATCGAGGCACTGGAAACAGGCATCGAACTGGTAGGCACCGAGGTCAAGAGCCTGCGCGCCGGAGGGGTCAACCTGAAGGATTCCTGGGCAGACATCGATGACGGCGAGCTGATCGCCAAGGGCATCCACATCAGTCCTTATGAGCAGGGCAACATCTTCAACAAGGACCCGCGCCGTCCGCGGCGTTTGCTGGCACACAAGGCGGAGATCCGCCGTCTGGGGCAGCAGATCAAGCTGCAGGGCTACACGCTGGTGCCGCTCTCTCTTTACTTTAAAAAGGGGCGCGTCAAGCTGGAGCTGGGCCTGTGCAAGGGCAAAAAGCTGTATGACAAACGTGCGTCTGCTGCGGCGCGCGACGCCAGGCGCGACATTGACCGCGCACTCAAAACGCAGCGATAAGTTGTTTCTACTTCACTTTCCCGGCGGGCTTGCCTGCCGAATAAACGGGGCTGTAATGGTTTCGACGGGGAGAGAGAGGCGTGAGCAGCGGGCCGTGGCGGTGACCCACGATAAAAGCGCCAACTTAAATTAACTGACAACAATTATCCTGTTGCCGTAGCTGCCTAATTAGGCGCTGCCGTCCTGCCCGTGTTAGTACCGCATGGGGTCAGGGCGTCGATTAGGTACTGAACGTGAACGGGCTTAAGCTTTGCGGCCCGGCATGAACTTATGAAGCTACCAAGGTGTAGTGCGTGTGTGCTCGCCCGCACCAAGGGAAATTTAATAAACACACTGCGCCCGGAGATACTCTAACTGATTTCTTTTCGGACACGGGTTCGACTCCCGTCAGCTCCACCATATGAACATAGCGAAAAAACGCTATACCCATGAAAATCACCCATAGAAAATGACGTAGCTAAAACAGCTTACGAAAGTTCTCTATGGGTGATTTTTTTGTGTGTGAATAATATACAGTATTCTTAATGAAAAGTGTATATCTATCAATATGGGAATTTGACTGTGATTTGACTATAAGGAAGCATCGCTACAAGCGAATAATCTTTTTCTCGGTTTCTTTCTGATACGCTCCTGCGAGCCGCTCGTAGTCCAATTGTAGTTGCTTATACTTAATGGCGCTTTCGGCTCGGATTTTTTGGATTTCAGCAAGAAGTTCTTTGTTTCGATTAACAGATTTTGAAAGGCGGTCTTCCAGAACTTCTATTCTTGCTGCCATTTCTTCGGTGCTTTTGTAATCCCCTTTATCCGTGCGAGAAAATTCGGGATATTTAGACAAATGTTCTCGGACGTAAGGCTTGAATAGAGTTTTAGTGCTAACACCGCTTTCCATACTAATTGCTGTTTTGGTAATGGTCTGGTGTGTCTGCTTAAGGTATTCGTAAGCTTCATCAATTTTGGCAAGTGTTTCTTGGCGACGAGCTTCTTGATAAGCAAGAACGCCTTCACTTTGTTTCTTCATGCTATTTAACTCTCTTTCTGATACCCTTTTGCGGCATCCATCTTTTCCAAATAGGCATTAAATATTTGGATATCTTTAAGGTTCTGCTGACGTATAGTTTCATTTCCATGCTTCTTTGCAATGAGTTCATTCGCTTCTTGGAGACGCTTTATGGCGGCGGCAATGTATTCTCTATACTGGGGGTCTGGGATAAATAGGTCGCAATGGAAACACCTTTCAAATTGCGGTGAGCATTTACGGTCAAGGCAAAGCCCATAGTAGGGAATAACTCTCGTTGTGGGTTGTTTAGCAAGTATTTCGTATTTGCGAGCAGGAACGAACCTTGGAGCAGATTGTTCATTGGAATCAAGCGGGAGGATTGGACTTACGATTTGTGCGAGGTGTTTTGCTTCGTCATGCTTAGAGTAATAGCCATAACCCATTGTATCATCAACGGAAGCGTGGTTGCATTCAACGGAAGTTCTTTCGGGAGATATAATATCGCTTTTAAATCGTTCGCAAACGGCTATGTGCCGGAAGTCGTGGGAGGTAACCTTAGTGGGATTACCTAAAGCATCGATAATATTATACTTCGCACAAAATTCAGATAGATAGGAGTTGAAATCTTTTGTTGTTATGAGCCGCTGTCCTTTGTGAGAGACAAAGAGATACTCTTTCAAGTTATCCGGGAGATTTGACTGTTGGCTGAGAACGTATTGTTGTTGGTCATGTACAATATCATGACAAAAGCTACCACAGAAACCAGAAAGCAAAAAGTTGTATTTCTGATAGTTAGGAATATGGTATGGGGTTTCTTTTGAATTTGGAATAGTTATGGCAAAGACATCATCGGCAGGGTAACTTATGCAGTCGAGAGGCGTGGCTAATACTTCGGAGATGCGATGCGTATGTAGCCGCAAGAGAATGTAGATGGCACGATAGCCTAGAGGAATATCAACGGCTTTATCAAAGAATAGACTGTCCAATTGATTTACGGTGATGGTATCCGGCGCCCTTTTAGGTTCGACTTGACCATCAAAGCGATACATCGCTTCAATAGTGGTAGTACGGGGTATTACCTCAAATGCCATGCAGTTTTCTATAAGTGCTTGCATGGATTGCATATACTGATTTCGTTTCCAATTGTCGAATGAAGAACCATCAAGGTACTGAATGAAATTGTTAACACCCTCTTGCGTTAGGCAGGGCAATTCAATGTTTTCCGAATGAAAAAAGTTGAAAATGGTATCGAAGTCATGAACTCTGCGCTGACAGGTTGCAATCGATGCTCCAGATGTGAGCATGATAATTGCGGTAATTTTTGTTATGTCAGATTCAATTGTTTTGGTAGTTTTAGGAAAGCAAATATTTCCTGTTCTATTTGCTATGGTAAGGCTGATGTGCCATTCTGCGGCATCTAGTATATCTGAAGAATAAAGCGCCAGTATTTTGCGGTATTCTTGCTTTGTTTCATCAGATAAGCCTTGGTTGTTTTTGAATTTTTCAGGAAGTGGTATTTGAAGAGCGAGGGAACTCAATTTGTACAATCACCTTCTTTACATTTTATGAGTGAGGGGCATTTACGGCAGTCTTTTCCGGGACATTCTTTTTGCGAATTGCAAGTTCCGTACATAACAGTTTGGGGAGGAAGTTTTTGCTTTGTATGGGCGGTAATCCCTTTTTCGATAGTTTCCTGCCATAGTTTGTCGTACATTTGGGCATCGTCTATCGGAAGGTAATTATCGTAGTGAGTTTGTGCCACCATTGGGGAATTTCCCAAATATTCTGATACCTCTTGAGCACTTTTACCATTAGCAAACAAGAGTCTTCCCATCTCTGCACGGAAATTCCGTAAAGATGTTCTTTCTGGAATGCCATCATCTGTATAAATTTGTGCTGCGTCTAAGATTTTTGTCATATCGTCTGCCAATGATTGCCCGCTCAGTACCATCGGAGGAAGTGATGTTTCTCTCCTCCGATAATTCGGTTGATATATCAATAAGTATGGCTTTTCAAGCCTATCACGAAGGTCTTGTGTATCTGAAATGAATTGTTCTATTTCTTCTCCAAATTCTTTTGGAATGGAATAATCAATATAAGTTGGCAGTCCATTTTTTATTCTATATTTATAGGTCTTTTTTAAGAATACCCGTAGGTAAAATTGTTCGCCTTGATGAATCAGTGAATGAGTCATCAGTTCAGCAAACGAACCAGAGCGAATTCCTGTACAACAAGCAATTTTTATTCCGATTTGAACCACACGTGGCAGTTTGCAAAAACCTTGGAATATTGCTTCCTTCCCCTCCTTTGATATCGGATTTGTTGGGTTCGGCAAGACCCTTGGAAGATATATTCCATGAAATGCTGATATGGGACTATCGTTTTCTATGCCCGTAGTATAATTATAAAAAATGCGTAGTGAGGATATTACTCGGTGGATGGTGGCGCATTCGTAATCGGTACTCTGGAAGAGATAAGAAATTAAGAGCTGCACGTTGACCTTTGTGAGCGCATGAATGCTTTCAAGGTACACATCCAGAGCATTATAAAGTGCGTCAATACAAACGACGATGTCACTGAAACGAGATGTGATTGCATGTGTATCCGGCTCCATACTGCCAAGCATTGATATTTCTCGAAGAAATACACGGAATTCATTTTGTAATGTTTCTTCACCAATGAACGTGAGAACTCGCCAGTGCAAAGTGCCAGAATCCGAATTATAAAAAATTGTCCACATCCGTTTTTGAGAAAAAATTTCCTGCTTGTTTTTGTCAATTAGCATCTTTTTCCATTCAGGAACTCTTTTTTCCAATTCTTGCAATATGATAAAATAAAAAATTCTTGCTTCATCTCTATATGGGGCAGAATTGAAATACTCCTTTAGCAAAAGATTAGGATATATGCATTGCCGTCTTTTAATCTTGTCTTCTGCGGCTGATATAAAGTAATCTATCGCAAGCTGTGGATAGCAAATCTGCATAATTCGGAGCGTTGCAATATTTCCAATTTGCTCAATGACTGACATAACCCCTGTGCGATTTTTACCATCCAAAGCAGCCTGAAGTACGCCAATCGTATCAAGAACCACATTGCAATCCCGTAAATGAGGCCGCCCTCTAAGGCATATTTCGAAGGACTTTCCATTGATAAAAAACGATGCAACATTACCTACAGTAGAAATATATTTAACCTCAAATTCATCGTTATGGGTAATCGACAGGTATCTGTCTCGTATATTGATTTTTGAAGCAATTTCACTTGTACTTTCTTTTAAGTAAGCGACAAATTGGAAGTTACTGTATTTTCTAGTATAGGGAAACGAGAAAAATCTATTGAAGAAATCTTCGAATGACACATATGACTTTCCTATAGTTTCTTCATATTTTTTCTCAAACAGACCAATAATTTTTTCAGTGTACGCGGCATCAAGGATAGCGAGTAAATTCTTTCCGTAAATCAATTTGCACACATCACCAAAGGATTTCGTTCCAGCAAATACCTCATCAATATTTTGAAATAATCTCTGGATATCTTCAATCGACCTGAAATTGATGTTGTTTTTATAATATTTAATATTTATGCTACATCCATCCACAAGAATTGTGCATGAGTGGCTCTCTTGAACCAAAATTTTGATTTTTCTGCTTATCATGGTTTATACACTATTGGCGGCGGAGTTATTTTCAGAAGAAATAATATTATATTTTTTATAGAAGTCTATCAATATTGGCTCTACATCCTGCACACGATTCACCAAGTCGTAGTGCTTAAGAGACTCCAACGATTTCCAATCCATCAAATTGCAGAAATCAACATCCGAAAACGTTGGCACACCTTTTCGACGCTGCTCCAACTGATAACTTCGGAGTGCAGCAGCAAAGGTGCTTCGACCCGCATGGGTGTGGAGTGCTTTGATGTCCCAACCATATTTTTTGTTGACCTTCATTCTGGCACTTTCCAAGGCACTGCGGTAGGAACCGTAAGTTACAGGCTTTCCGCTGCTGCCAACGAAGAAATACTCGCTATTCGTGTCAATTTTTCGTCTTACATCCATAAGATAACTCTGGAAATCATTGACAAGCTCAGGAGGAATAAGCGAAGTATGCTTTTTGCCTGTCTTAGTTCGAGTTGGAGTAACCTGCGCATTGTACAGGTCTACGGTATCAATGGTTAAGGAAAGAGCGCTGTCAATACGATGCCCGGTATATACGGTATCGAGAAAAATGCAGCGGTATGTAAGAGGAAGTTCATCTGCAATGGCTCGAATTTGTTCGGCTGAATACCACTTGGTATAGGTGAACTCAGGAGCATCGTTCTGATTTGGAGAAAACAATCTGGAAAGGTAATAAACCATCGTGAGGTGTTCGCCTTTTTTTATTACTCGTCCTTTTCGCCGCTTTGTTTTGGGGTCTGGTAAAAGCATCATTTTTTGAGAACGAGTATAAAGACTGTCATCCAATGGATATCCGCGTAAAGCAAGCATATCGTACAGCTTAGATAGAGTATCAACATAATCGCAGATGGTGTTATAGCTCTTGGGGGCCTTGTTGCAGCCGTAGGGGAGTCCATCAATATAAAGCTCACAGAGAAAGTTGTAAAGATTATCCATGGTGGTATTAACGGCCTCAAGCCCACGCATATCCAAATAATTTAGATATATACAAAGCTGGTAAACAGTTGTGCCAAGCGGTTTATCGCGATTGAGTTGTGCCATTACAAGATGTCTGTTAAGTTCAGTCGCGGGTAGTCCATCATCAAATATGAGTCTCATACGTGTTTCTATAGAATTGTTTTTCCCATGTGGGTATAGACAATAGCCAACAGTAAATCTCATTCGTTTAGTTTACCTCCTCGATTTCGAAGAATATAATCTCGAACACTCTCCTTTGGTATCAGATAACGTTTGCCGACCTTGTAATAGGGTAGGTCTTTATATTTGTGGCAAATCTTTAAAACCATTTGACGTGAGCAGCGTAGGATTTTTGCAACCTCAGAAATTGTAAGTTCGTCCGGTTGCACATCATAGGCATTCAAAAAATCGGTCATTGTATTTTCTCCTTTCGTCTACAATGTGGTTGCCTCTGTGTGCATCGTAGCCATTGTAGCTCATTATTGTTCCTATAAAAAGTGATAACATAGGGATAACATTTACTTTTTTTGAAAATTTTCCGCTCAATTTGCCTTTTGAACCTATTGCAGATGCGTCTGACAGCAAATATACTGTTATTATGAGGCTGTAAAAAATGCTGAGAGGACGTAATTATGGGACTTTACTACGCAACGGACATGGTTCTGCGATGGTACAAGGCGGACGATTCGCAGCTCAAAACGGACAGAGGCAGAACGCAATATACTGCCATCAGCAACGATGCACTGGTGGATTTACGCGAACATGGAATCACGGAAGATGATGTGCGCCAATGGCTGGATGAAAATCACGTTCCTCCCGATGGCTATACGTCTCCTTACAACGGAACAATTTCAGATGACGCATTGGCACAAATGACGGAATCAACGGCAGATGCACGAGCAGCCACGCGGGCCTATTCTCTACTGGGTGATGAGGTGGATAATGAACAGGGTGACCTTTATCCGCTTGTATTATCCAACACGATACCTGCGCTGCATGAGTTCAGGAAACTATTTGTTCCAGAAGAAACCAAAGCGCAGCACATGTGGCGCGTGCTGAACCTCTGTCCTGATATGCCACCTTTTTTTGCCGCAAATTTCAAATATATGGATGAAGCTATCTCCATGCTCTGTGGACTTTCTCCCCGGCAAAGCAATTATCTGGCGGCGGGTTATGCATTGTCTTGCCTTTGGGCTGATGTAGAAGCTAATGTGCCTAATGAAGTTGTAAAGGCAGCAGAGTTTTCGAGCCGTGCGTATAAATCCGAAAAACGAAAGCGACAAGGCGATAACATATCGGTGCATATCCCGTGGTACGAAAATATCATAGGAAAATATTACGCGGTTATTACGTTGGTCGGATTTGTAAAACCAACTATTGAGGGGCTACAGTATTACCGACGTAAGGTTCTTGATGGAGCCCCCGGAATCTATACATATCCCGGCAGTTGGAAGGAATCGATTTCTACCTATGAATCCGCCAATGCCGGACCTCGCTGGGAAATAGCGGAGGAAATGCTTTTAGATGTCATTTCACACCCAATCAAATATATGAAACTCGCCTTGGATGATTATATAAATCTGCACATGAGGGACATCACCTACAATTACGACAGCACTGGGAAAAAGAAACGCCTGATGTCCCCAACTCTTGATGCGATGCTCTATGCAGCCATCGTCAATGAGCAGACTAATAATGTCCGTTATCGTAAATGTCTGCTTTGCAATCGATATTTCCAGCTTAGCAATCACGTCACAAGAATGTACTGCGATGTACATCGTGGGCCTAACGCTAAATATTACCGCAAACGAATCGAGGAGATTCAAAAGCGGCAGGCAGAGGAACTTCAAAAGAAACAACTGGAAAATAAGGATACGCCATGAACTAGAATGAGGTGTCCGAACATGAAAACTTGTACAATTATTGGCGGCATTGACGGCGTAGGAAAATCCAGCCTGCTCGGAATTCTCAGAGCCGTGCGAACGGATTTGGGATTGGTTGTCGACGAAAAAGAAAAAGCAGCCTCAGAGCGCATTGAGACTGCTTTGAAAGATGGAACCAGCTTTAGTTATGAGACTACTCTGCATGGAGAGTTTTCCAAGGAGCTGTGCCGTAGAGCCAAGGATGCCGGATATGCAGTTCGGCTATATTATGTTGGCTTGGACCCTGTTGATGAAAATCTCCTCCGCATTAAAAATCGCGCAAAGAACGGCGGGTTAAATGCTGTGCCACAAGAGGTACAAGTTCAATACATTCACAGATTCGATGACTTAATCGCGATACTTTCGTATTGTGATAGCGCTGATTTCTACGACAATTATAATGGCTTTGTTCTTGTTGCAAGAAAGGTTGATGGGCATATAGAATCTGTTGGCGATTATCGCCCACAATGGATACCGCAACTGTTATTGGCTGCAAATTAAATATTGAGTATCATGGTTACTTTTGGTTCCGGCAGTACAGGTTATGCTCATTACAAGCAAGCCTTTGACCGTAACTTTGGTGGTTCCGGTGGCGGCGGTGGTGGGCGTAGACCTCCGCAGCGGAATAATGGTAACAACAATTGTAGTGGCGATAATTCCGGGTGTGGTATTCTGTTGCTGATTGCAGTTGTTGTAGCGGTTGCGTGGATTATATTGCTTAGTATGTGATATTGGGAAAAATTAAGTATGGATAATCAGCAGAAATACTTATCTGGTGAAAAGGATGCTACGCTTTTCTTTGACACATTCTTTTCTATGTGTCACAAATTTAAAATTGATTATGAAAAAGCGAACCCAAAAGAAAAAGAGTTTATTGATGAAATGACGCGGTACAACTATGAATTAAAAAAGGCAAAGAGAGACGGTCTTAGTACCGAAAAAATCGAGAAGGCTTTTCCTATTGAGGATGGTACGTTGAGCGAGAAGTTGGGTGAGTTTTTTGGGCGATATGCGGTTGACAGGCTTTTTGGTTACCCGTATAATATTGGTAAAGGCAGACGACAGTAGAGCGTTTGCTGAGAGGCAAGGATACAATATTGTGTTCCGATATGCACCGTACTGTGGAGCCTCTGGAGGGGTTGTATGTGAACCTCAAATCGGATAGGTTTTAGCTGAAAGAAAACATGCAGAGGCTCTATCGTGCGGATAGGGCCTCTTTTAATAGAACTCTAAGCGTAATGCAATAGAGGTTAGAATATGCTGATTGAATTTAGTGTAAAGAACTATAGGTCTTTTCGTGATGAAGCTGTTCTTTCTATGGAAGCAACAAAGTCAAGCACACTAAAGAGCGTCCTTATTCCGTTTGGTGGAATGCAGATTTTGCCAAGCGCAGTTATTTACGGAAAAAACGGCGGTGGCAAAAGCAATATAATCCGAGCATTTTGGCTTGCTGTTCAATTCATCAGAAATGCGCAGAGAACACAGCACGAAAAAGCTTCGATACCTGTGACTCCCTTTGCACTAAATGATTATTCCGCATCTGAGCCGACTAAATTTTCCTTCCTATATACGCTGGATGGAATCAGGTACTGGTATTCGTTTTCAGCTACAAAGGAAAAAGTGTATACCGAATCATTGTATCATGCACCCAAAGGACGAAAAACGCTGGTTTTTGCCAGAGAGGGACAAGAATTTTCGTTCACAGAAGCGAAAGCCCGCAGAAAACTGATTAGTCAAGTCGTAGCAGAAAATCAGTTGTTCTTCTCGGTTGCTTGTACAATGAATGATGTGGATTGCGCTAAGGCTATGATGTGGTTCCGGGAAATGATTTATTTCTCAAGAGATTACTCGGATATTCCACGGCAGTTACTTGAATACCCCAATGATGCCAATATTTTGAGAGCCATTTCTAATTATGCGAAGGCTGCGGATGTTGGTATCGAAGATATGCGATTCGAAATCAACGGTAAACAAATTGATGAAGAAGCTGCTTCCTCGGAAGAAATCAGAGCTGAGCTGGTGCAATTTGTGCGATTGCTTTCAGAGACTTCCAATGATTCGGAAACGAATCTAAAGGCAATATCAATACACCAAGGCAAAGATAAAATCGGAAAACCCAGTGTTTATACGATGGAACTTGCCGATGAATCGGACGGCACCAGAAAACTGATGGCGCTTGCTCCCGCGATTGAATCTGTATTGACCAAAGGTGGGCTTTTGCTGGTAGATGGTATAGAAAAAGAACTGCATCCGGCCTTAGTCGAATTTGTCATTGCTAAGTTCCAGAGCAAAAAGACTAACCCCAATGGCGCACAGATTGTTTTTACAACGCACAACACCGATTTGCTGGACATGGAATTGCTCCGAAAAGACCAACTCTATTTCGTGAACAAGAATAGCGAGGGCGTGTCGGAACTATATGGCATCAGTGATTTTTCGGCTCACATAACAGTGAATATCCGCAAAGGATACCTTCTTGGAAAATATGGGGCGACCCCCAATATCGAAATTGAAGAGTGGTGATAAAATGCTTGGGCCGTGGCAGTCGCAGTTGTGCGATATACAGGGACGATTATTTGAGAATGCGGGTAAAGCCGGATACAACAGCGAACAATTCATTAAGCAATTCATGACATCATCGCTCGCAAAAGAACTGGATTCTACTTATAACCGAATGCAGTGGGCGGGAGAAGAATATTTGCTGGAAGAATTTGCTGATAGATGTCCGGATGCACCAAAAGATGGGAAACTATACAATAACGAGGTTCTTTATTGGGCGGGCTATGTATACCGATACTGGCATTTTCTTACCGGGGAATCAAGTAAAGATATTTATAAACAAGCTCCTGCTGAAACGATGAATACCAATTATTTGATGTTCCACTGCATGGATACGGAGTTGGCGATAGAAGACCTGAAAGAAATTCATCGACAGAAAGCAAAGAAAAGGTCAAAAAGTGGTAGAAAAGCAATGCAGAGTATGATACAATCAAATTAGCGGTAACGCTACAATAAAATCTGAAAAGGCGGTGTATCATTTTATGACGATGGATGATTTATGTGCTAAGTATGTTGCTAAGCATGATGTTTCCGAAATGATTGAGTTGGCATCATTTATCCGAAACAAAGGAGCTAGAACTATAGACCAAGACTTTGCTGATGATGCAGCATTGACGTGCGCAATCCATGTGTTCGACATTGTTAATGATGCCTTGGAAGAAGTGTTGGACGACCCAGATATTGGTGGCACCATTTACATTCGCTATGCACGGGGCAAGGTAAGCACTCGCTTTGATGAATTGGATATTCACTTCACCAATTTGGATTACAATTCTTTTGTTGTATACGATGAGAAGGGAGAGTTGCCGTCTCTTGCGTTCTGCGTTTCCGAAACCAATTTGGATAAGAGACATTATATGGACGGAGACGAACAAACAATTAAGGAGGCGGTTGTTTCCATTGTAGAGCAGTGGAAAGAAGTAATGCTCAAGTTGTTCCTCCTATTCGGCACCGATATTGAGTTCGAAATTTCGGAAGATTACAAGGACTGAGGATTAACGCTGCGGTTTCGTTCACTGAATTGAAATTCAGTATTGTTGGAGATAAGGTATGGCTATCGATGAAAGCAAACAACAGCAGATTGGTGCGGAGAACTCCAATACAAAGTGTGTGGGACCTGATTCTGTGGTAATCGCTGATAAGTCAGCACGCATTGACTTGACAGATTCTCTTACTGGGGTCATAAAAATTCTTGCGACATTGATGCCGAAAAGGAAAAGTCGCTGAAAGAAAAGTATGGCTTCGGTAATTGGGGAATGGTAATCTTCGGCACTTGTGAGTGATTCTACATAGTCAAGTAACGCTAATCAATATCCAATTACAACGGAATATTTAGATTGCAGCCGTCCTCAATGCGAGGGCGGCTGCTTTACTACTTTCTGTTGGTATAATAATTAGGCTGTCAGTTATGACTGCTTCTATTTTGCCCCAATAAGTGATGAGGATAACTGTATAATTGCCCTTAAAGCGGTTGCGGGATGATACATAGAATGATATAATTAAATCATCGAAAGGAAAAACGAATGTATATATATTCGAAATGCCTTTTCTGATATGTGACCTATGCAAAGTTCGAAAAAACTGCGCAGGTAAGGGATTTGTAGAGGGCTCTATCGTACAGTGTTTGATGGTATCTGCTATCTTACATATTCCCATATTGTGCAAATCCGAACTCAATCTTCTTTGTGAAGCATTGTTTCGGATTTGTTTTTGTTTTAGAGGATGTGGATCAGTCCACATCCTCTTTTTTCGGCGCATCGTAAGTAAGCGCCTGTTTAGCATTCCAGATGCCAGCCGTGGTCGGGTCTCTCCCGCCAACCCGCGGGTCGCATATATGCGGCCCCTACAACGCAACAAAAAAGCCGCTTACCTCAAACGAGATAAGCGGCTTTTGGCAGGACTTTGCGCACAGCGTCCGAACACTTCACCACACGCAGCATCGTTGATTTCTTGCATCCGCACGACCACCTTACCCTTATCGGTATAATTAAATGCAATGTCAAAGTGATCGTCGTACAAATAGATGGCGTTGACAAATGTCTTAATCAGCCGCTTTTGGCTATCACGGTCTGCCATATCCAGCGCGGCTATCTCTTGTAGGAAAAACAGAATCATATCCCGTGTGAGCTTAAAGCCCCCAGCCAGTCCCGCCTCAGCGCGGGCTGCACTGAGGGCTTGTTTTTGGTCTGTCAGTTCATCCATGCGGGTTTTCGTCATCTCATTGATGATGCCCATTTCGATGGCTTTCATCACATTGGAGAGCGCCTTATTCACATCGGCTATCTGCTTATCCAGTGCCTTGATGGTATCGCCGGATGTATCGCTACGCTCATAGGCAGCCCATACCTGATCGGCGATGCTTTCCAGTGTAGCCGGATTTTCTAGCAGTTTGCCGATTGATTTCAGCACCAGCGGCTCGATAACATCTTGCCGCACCGGTTTTTTGTCGCACAGCTTTTTCTTTTTGCGATTCCAGCAGGTATAGTAGTTGTGCTTTGTGCCGTTGCGTCCGTGACCGCTCTCCCCTACCATCATCGAGCCGCAATGACCACAGAACAGTTTATCCGTCAGCAGATACTCGGTTTTAGACCATACCCGCGCTGGTGCGCGGCGGTTGACCTTGAGCATTTCCTGTGCTTTATCAAATGTGGCACGGTCAATCAGCGCTGGCATACCACCCTCATTGCGGATGTCGTGGAAAATATAAACGCCGGTGTATTTTTCATTTTTCAGTAGGCGGTGCAGACTGTTGACCGTGAACTCGCCGCCGCGTGTCGTTCTTACCCCGTGCGCGTTGAGCCATGTGACGATTTCCGAGATGGTTTCGCCGTTGGCGTACCGCTTGAAAACCTCTGTCACAAACGGGGCGGTTTGGGGGTCAACCTCATATCGTTTTGTGTCGGGATTGACATTGTACCCGATAATCTTGCAGCCGCCAACGGTTTGGGATTTCTTGGCACTCTCGCGCTGGCCTCGGCGCACATTCTGCGCCAGTTGGAGCGAGTAGTATTCTGCCATGCCTTCAAGCACAGAATCCAAAATAACGCCCTCTGGGCCGTCTGGCACATCCTCTGCAACGCGCTCCACCCTGACCCCATTCTTTTTACAGCGGTAACGGTTAAAGGAGATTTCTTCGCGGTTACGACCAAATCGGTCAATTTTCCACAATAGGATAACCCCGAATTGATGCGTTGCGGTATCGGACAGCATCCTTTGAAATTCTTCTCGGTCATCGTTGCGCCCGGTCATTGCCCGATCGGCATAGATATGGATGATTGTGTAGCCATGCTGTTCTGCATACTTCTGCGCTGCGGCAATCTGCCCCTCGATAGATTGCTCGGTCTGACCGTGGGACGAATACCGCGCGTAAACGACGGCGATTTTATCAACTGAACTCAAACTATCACCCCCTTATTTAACGAAAACGGCCTCAAATTTGCGTTTAATGGCTGTAAAACCAAATTGTTATAAGAATAACGCCGAGAATGACCGCCACCAAAATGGCGCATCCCTCGTTTGTGTTCAGTTTATTATATTGGGCATTGAGGTCATCCTGCGTGGTAAAGTCAAAGCTGTATCCGCAATTCTCGCAGTACGCGATGTTACGGCGATGAATCTTTGTATCACCAGATGCGAGACTAATGCCCGAGACGGTCGTTGCGCCGCCTGTCGACGTCGTACCGTTCACTACATGCTTAAACCGCACCTTGGGGCTGCTGCACATTGGGCAGACCCTCTTTGATGGCTGGGTCTGTTTGACCTTATTCTTTTGCGCGTGATAGCCGAGAGCGCACAGCAACGCAATGACAAATGCGATGATGAGTGCCGCAAATCCTAAAAGCATATACAGACCGATTGTCAAAATCAATGTAATAAAAGCCATCATGTTAAATTCCCTCCGGGCCATAGTCTGGCAAGCCCCGACAGATACCTACAGCCACACCTTCGATGCGCAAATCGTTTATTTCTTCTTTCGTGTAGGTCATCGGCGTAAACCGAGGGTTTTCTGGCTGTAAAATCACAGTGTCATCATGCCGGTAAAAATGTTTAAGCGTTGCTTCATCGTCAATCAGCACCGCCGCAATCTGCCCGTTTTCAACGTTGGGCTGGGAGCGGATACAAACCAAATCGCCATCTTGAATCGTCGGGGACATCGAATCGCCCTTGCATACCAACGCAAAATCGGCTTTCCATAGCGAGGATACACTTATATACCGTTCTATGTTTTCCTGTGCGAGAATCGGAGTGCCGCAGGCAATGTTACCGATAACAGGAACGGATTTTGTATCAGGCAGAGGTATAAATCCTTTGGGGATGGTCGGTTTCGGTTGGGGAATTGGCTTATTGTTATCTCTTTGAGCGGATGGGTCATCCGTCCACCCCATCAAATACGCAGGCGAGGTCTGCAGGGCCTTTGCAATCTCTACCACCTTACTGCGCGGCGGGCTGATTTTGCCGCTCTCTATTTTTGTGATGGTGGTTTTATTTTTGTATCCGACCTGTTCGGCGAGTTCCGCTTGCGAAATGTTCAGCGCGGTTCTCCTCTTTCTGATTCTTTCGCCCGTGACATCCATCGAAAAAGCCTCCTTATACCGAGATGTATATAAAATTCTTTATATACATAATACACCACGGATGATTAAAAATCAAGATTTTTTTATTTTTCGCAAAAAAAGTGTTGACTTTCAATCACCTATGGTGTATTATGCGTGTAGTGATTATAAATCACCCACAAAAACCAGAGAGGAGGGTTTCTGATGATTGATACCATCAAACTGGAAATGTCGATCACTAAGGCGCGTATCACTAAGCGCGAACTGGCAAAGCAGCTCGGCATCTCCAAAATGTCGCTGTACAATAAGATACATAACATCTCGGAGTTTAAGGCGAGCGAGATTCGCCAGTTGTCCGAGATTTTGGAACTGAGCGATAGCGATAGGCAGGCAATTTTTTTTGCCTGATAGATGATTATAAATCATCTTACGAAATGAGAGGTACAGCATGGAAAGCATCACAATCGACTTCGATAGGATTCCAGATAAAGAAAAGCGAGTTCTGGGCGACACGCTCTTTACGGCCTGCAAGGCGTTCTACGAGAATCCTGACAACCTCGCCCGGTACAACGCATGGAAAGCAAAGAGGGAGTCTGCTCATGTATAAGATTGTGAACCTCGCGGGGCGCATCTCACTTTTCTTTGTGATTGAGGTCGCTATGTACTACGCCATGATTGACCCGCTTCTCCGCATCTTTTTCCGCCTGCCTGACCGTCCCGCACTGCTTATCGCATCGTGGGCGCTCCTGATTGTCGCCGCCATCATCGACGATACGATTCTCCCCGTTTTCAATTACGACAAGGGCACCGATGCCCATGTCAAATAAATTTTGGAGGTAACGCATGGAAAATCAAGAAATCCGTAATCTCATCGCAAGAAAGCGATTCAACTACTGGGAGATTGCCGCTGTAATCGGTATTTCTCCGTACAGCTTAAGCAAATGGATGCGCCAGCCCCTCACGGATGACCACAAGTCAAAAATTCTTGCAGCCGTCAAAGAGCTGGAAAAGCAGTACCAGCAGGAAGATTAAGACAAGGGCACCGATGCCCACGTCAAATAAATTTTGGAGGTAACACACCATGATCGAACTGAAAGTAACCGTTGACGCTCCCGAACTGAGCGCCGCCATCAACCATCTGGCCGAGGCCATCGAAAGCAAGGGCACTGATGCCCCCGCCGCTCCGGCAAAAAACTCCCGCGGCAAGAAAGCTGCTGCCAAAACTGCCCCGGACGCACCTGCGGTTTCTGCTCCTGCCCCGTCTGAGCCCGTCACTCCCCCGACCCCCGTTGAACATCCGCCTGTGACCGTTCAGCCCGTGCAGACCCCTGTCATCACTCCTGCACAGCAGCCTACTCCTGCCGCCCCCATGGCCACGCCTGTGATGCCTCAGCCCGTTGCAACGGCTACTCCCGTGATGACCCCGTCTGCCGCTCCTGTGACCCAGCAGTTCATCCCTCAGCCCGCCGCTGCACCCACTCCCGCTCCTGTCGCCCCGGCACAGCCTCAGCAGAGCAACATCACCCTTGAGCAGATCATCAACGCCGCTATGCCGCTGATGAACAGCAACCCCGCATTTGCTATGCAGTTGCAGGGCATCCTCGCAAAATACGGCGTTCAGGCCGTCACGCAGATTCCTAAAGAGTTTCTGCCCAATGTGGCTGCTGATCTCGCCGCCCTCGGCGCAAAGTTTTAAGGGTGCTGAGATGACGGCGTGGGAATATGACGCCATGCAGGCGTTGCTAACTCGTAAGGCCCAGAACAACCCACACAGCGGAAAACGCGCCGAGGGGTATATGGATGGGATTCTCGCGGCGAAAAGTGTTCTTCACGCTTTTTATCAACAGCAAGAAAAGGAGAAAGCAAATGGCAAGCCCTGAGATTCATGCCAAGTGTGGCGCATCCAATGCGCACCGCTATCTGGTCTGTACCGCGTCGCCCACGTTTGAGGCGCAATTCCCAGCCAGTACGAGCGTCTATGCCGAGGAGGGTACACTGGCGCACAGCATTTGTGAACTGTTCGTCAAAACTCGCGGCGACGTGGACGCGATGGCTGAGGAACTGCGCCCCCTGCAGCGGAACAAGCTCTATCAGCCCGAAATGCTGACCTGCGCCAAGGTCTACTGCGACTGGATTATGGAAAAGGCGCTGGGCTACACCAATCCTCCGGCGATTATGACGGAGCAGCAGGTGGACTTTTCTGATGTTGTGCCGGATGGTTTCGGTACTTGTGATTGCGCGATGATCGGCGATGACACGCTGAACATTTTTGACTACAAACACGGCAAGGGTGTCCGTGTGGATGCCGTGGGCAATCCGCAGATGCGGCTTTACGCCCTCGGTGCTCTTGCAAAGTACCGGCCCTTGTACGGTGACACCATCAAAAAGGTGCGCATGACTATCATCCAGCCCCGAATCAGTGCCGACCCGTCTGAGGATGAGATGACCGTGGATGACCTGTTGGCATGGGGCACTGAAATCCATCCCCTCGCTGTGGAGGCGTTCAACGGCCCCGGCGTATTTGTTCCCGGCGAGCACTGCAAGTTCTGCCGGGGCAAGGCAAAATGCCGCGCCCGTGCCAATATCAACACGGCTCTGGAAGATTTCGCCGCCTGCGTACCTATGGGCCGGATTCCCGCCGATGAACCGAAAGACAACATCACGCGCCGCGCGATGGGTTTGCAAAAAGCGCTGACCGATGATGAAATCGGTCAACTGCTGACACGCGGTCAGTTTTTGGTGAGCTGGTATGACGATCTCAAAGCCTATGCACAGCAGACCATTCTCGACGGCGGCGAAATCCCCGGCTGGAAAGTAGTTGCGGGCCGCAGTGTCCGCGCGTTCCATGACTCCGATGCCGCGTTCCAAACGCTTATCAAGGCGGGCTACGATGAGGCCATGCTGTATGATCGCAAGCCTGTTTCCCTGTCCGAACTGGAAAAGCGGCTCGGCAAGAAAAAGTTTGCCGAACTGCTGGCCGACCAGATTGACCGCCCGATGGGCAAGCCGACGTTAGTTGACGAATCTGACAAGCGCGAACCGTACAACAGCGCTGCCGCTGATTTTGGAGGGGTTTAACCAATGTTCGACGATTACGACCATATCACAATCAGCTATCACCATCGGGACGATGGCTGGTTTGAGATGGAGCTATATCTGCCACTGTTGGTTGACTGCCCCAAAAAATAAGATGCCCGCTATCCTCTCCCAATTCATTAAGGATGAAAAGTGCGAGGATAAGGCCAAAAAGCTACTGACCTATTGGGAGCGGCAGCGCGATAAGTACGAGCGTGATCGTAAGGACGCGGCAAATGCCTATGTGAACATCTCTACCGAGGTGTCAGATCTGCAAACCGTCATCCGTACTAAAAAGCATCCTGTCGGCACTCGGCTATCTAATACCGAATTGCAGGATGCTAAAAAGCAACTTGCAAGCAAAAAAGCTCTTAAAAAGCGCACCTACGATACTTTGAAATTCAGCTATGACCGCAAAACACGGCTGGACTTCTTTATCGAGATGCTGAAATGTCACCCCAAATTACAATGGGTTTTCAATTCTGAGGAGGTACAGAAATGAAAGTTGAGAAAAATAGCCCTCTGGCCCAAATGCTCTTGAAACTGGCCGCTGAGCATGACCCGAAACTGCGCGAGGCTATCCGCAACGGCGAGGTTGAGGGCGTGAACATTATCGCTGTCGGTGGCGCACCCGATGGCGAAGTCAAAGAACTACTGGAATCTCTCGCCAAAGACGAGGATGACTGCAAGAACTGCGAAAACCGCGATGGGTGCGAGGATGCCAAGGCAGCTACACCTTGCGATGATGCTGAGGATGCGGACGATGACATCAGCATCGTTGACGAAATTCGCAGTATCGCCGATGACCCGGACATTCCTGAGAGCATCGCGGCCCCGGCCCGTGTTGTTTTGGCGGCTGCTGAACTCATGGACATCTTGAATCCCGTCCCGCGCATGGTTTCTCCGAAACGGATGCGCCCGTACACTGCCCGCCGTGCGGCAATGCTTTCCGATGTCAGCGCCGCCATCTGCCGCGCTCAGACCGACATCCTCGATGCCATGCACCGCTACCCTGAATTTGCCGAAATCACCGATGCCTATTTCGATGATAGCGACGAAGAAAATACAACTGAAACCGAATAAGAAAGGAAATGTGTCATGTATAACAACGATGCACAGAGATGTTTGACCGGCGAAGTTCGCCTGTCCTATGTCAGCCTCGACAAGCCCCGTCAGCCGCAGGGCGGCGTGGGCGATGCCAAGTACAGCGCCACGCTGTTGATTCCTAAGACTGACACCGCCACTATCGCCGACTTCCGCAGTGCCATTCAGGCGGCGGCTCAGATCGGTGCGGGGACGCTGTGGGGCGGTATCATCCCACCGAATTTGGATTCCATCATCCACGATGGCGATGGTGTGCGCCCCAGCGGCATCCCGTTCGGCGATGAATGTCACGGCTGCTGGGTCATCACCGCCAGCACCAAAAACAAGCCGCAGGTCGTCGGGCAGGACAACATCAACGTGGAACTGGCCCCGCAGGACATTTACAGCGGCATGTATGCCCGCGTGACTGTTCGCTTCTACCCCTTTAACACTGCTGGCAAGCGCGGTGTCGGCTGTGGGCTGGGCAACGTAATGAAAACCCGTGACGGTGAGCCGCTGTCTGGCGGTGCATCTGCCGCATCTGATTTCGCCGGTGTCGGCAACGCCGTAGCTCCCGCCGCCCCCATGCAGCAGGGCTGGCCGCAAGCAACCCCTACGCCGACTGCCGCTTCGGCTGCGCCCGTGTACCAGCCGCCCTACTCCGCGCCTGCCGCGAACCCGGCACCGTGGAACGGCGCTACACAGACATATCCCACTGGCGGCGCTGTGAATCCGCTTACCGGGAATCCGATGTAATCGAAACACTCCCTTGCAGGGTGCTTGATGCCCTGTTTGACCCAGCTACCGCGCTTTTCGGCAGAGTGCTGGTAATTAAATAACCATCCACCTCTTTCTATACCGGGAGGGGCTGCGGCCCCTCCTCTTATGTACTCGGATAGCTCAATGGCAGAGCAAGCGCGCGATGTCGGTTCAACTCCGGCTCCGGGGCAGAAATCAAGAGGAAATTCAAGCCCGTACATAAAGGAAAGGAATCTACAAATGAGCCTTGCAACTTTGCATAAAACCGTCTGCACCGATATTGACATCGGTACTGCCCTGAAAGAAATCACTTCTAACCCGCATATTGGCGATGCGCTGGCCTTTGACCTGCTGGATGGCCGTCACATTGAGTGCGCCGTCACTGACATCGACGATAAGGCCATCCGCTTTGATTCTGTGGATTGCCTCGGTGACGACATGACCTATGGCAAGGTCGAAAAATGGCTTGACCGCATCGATCATCTGATGCCCGATGAACTGCGCGAGGCCATCGTTGATACTGAGCGCAAGCACGCCATCGACGGCAAAAAGGTAGGCCGCCTTGAACGCTTATTTCTGCCCGCCGCGTCTGAACTGTTCAGCGGGGACGCTGTTCTCGGCGACGACGGGCTGTACAAGCAGATGGATTGGTACAAAGATCGCCGCCATCGCATGAAGATGGACGAACACGGCGGTGATTCAACTGCCTATTGGACATCTTCTCAGCGCTCCGGCAACTCCTCCAACTTCTGCTATGTGAACAGCGACGGCAGTGCGGCCAGCGCCAGTGCCTCCAGCACGTGGCTGTCCGCGCCCGTCTGCTTCCGTATCCGTAAATCGTAATTATCCCCGCGCCCCTTGTGGGCGCGGCCTATGCGGATTCCCTTATAAATAAGGAAAGGAAATGCCCAAATGAAAACCAGATTTGACAGCGCCAAGGTCTGGCGCACGAATAATGATACGACTGTAAGCATCAAAGAACTGGAAACCTCGCACCTCATGAACATTGTGCGGATGCTCCTGCGCCGCCCTGAAACCGTTCAGACGATGCTTGTCTGCGACATTGAGCGGCAAAGCCGCAACGTCTGGAAAGCAAATAACATCGTTGATGAGGATGCCGTTGAATCCATTCACAATGCCACATCCATGACACCCCGCGAGGTCATCCAATGGGTACAGGGCACCCCCCTGTTTACCACTATCGTCTTTACCCTTGAGGGGCGTGGGGTCAACACCTCCGTGCTGATTGGCTCGGTTTTGGCTGAACTCGGATATGAGGAGAACGGCAATGAGTGAACAGCTACACCATCTGAGTATCGACCTTGAGACTTATAGCACCGTCAGCATCGGCGCGGCGGGGTCATACCGATATATCCTCGACCCGTCTTTTGAGATTCTGCTTTTCGCGTACAGTCTCGACGGGATGCCCGTTGAGGTCATCGATGTGGCAAGCGGGCAGGTTATTCCCCTTTGGCTGAAAAATGCCCTCAAAAATCCCCTATACATCAAACACGCCTACAACGCGGCTTTCGAGTGGTTTGCCCTCAGCAAGTATCTGGGATGGCTGCCCCCCGATCAGTGGCGCGATACGATGCTCCACGCGCTCTACTGCGGCTACCCGGCATCGCTAGACGCGGCGGGCAGAGCGATGGGCCTGCCTGAAGATAAGAAAAAGTTGACGACGGGCAAGGCCCTTATCCGCTATTTCTGCGTTCCCTGCAAGCCCTCCAATGCCAACGGGAACCGCACCCGCAATCTTCCTCGGCACGACCCCGCCAAATGGGCGCTGTTCAAAGAGTACAACGGGCAGGATGTTGTCACCGAAATGGAGATTGACCACCGCTTGTCGGCGTTTCCCGTGCCCGCCTTTGTGCAAAAGCAATGGGAAACCGACTTGATGATGAACGCGCGAGGCGTGGCCGCTGACATGGAAATGGTGAGCGGCGCTCTCGTCATCGGCGCTACGGTCAAAAGCCAGTTGATGGCCGAGGCCCGCCAGCTCTCCGGGCTGGACAACCCCAACTCCATCAAACAGTTGGCTCGATGGCTGACCGAGGCCACGGACAGCGATGCCGAGATCACCAGCGTCACCAAAGAAACCGTCGCCACGATGCTGAAACAGCCGCAACCCGCCAATGTGCAGCGGATGCTCGAAATCCGGCAGGAACTCGGCAAGACCAGCACCAAAAAATATGATGCACTGGAAACCTGCATCGCGGATGATGGTCGTGTCCGTGGCCTGCTCCAATTCTACGGGGCGAACCGCACCGGGCGCTGGGCGGGCCGTCTGGTGCAGGTGCAGAATCTCCCCCGCACCTATACCCACCCCCTACCCCCGGCGCGTCAGCTCGTCAAAGACCGCAACATCGACGGCCTGCGGCTGATGTACGGCAGTATCAATGATACGCTTTCGCAGCTTATCCGCACGGCCTTTGTGGCGACCCCCGGCAATGTTCTGATTGATGCCGACTTCTCGGCCATTGAGGCCCGCGTCATCTCGTGGCTGGCGGGTCAGGAATGGCGGCTTGAAGTTTTCCGCACCCACGGCAAAATCTATGAAGCGTCGGCATCGCAGATGTTCCATGTGCCCATTGAGAAAATCAAAAAGGGCAACCCGGAATACGCTCTGCGCCAGCGCGGCAAAGTCGCAGAACTGGCCCTCGGCTATCAGGGCGGTGTCAGTGCAATGCGCCGCATGGACACTGGGCATAACCTCGACGACCTCTCCGATGATGAAGTCAAGGGCATTGTGGACAGATGGCGCGAAACAAATTCGATGATACGCGATTTGTGGAACATCGTTGATTCTGCCGCCGTCACCGTCATCACCAACGGCGGCGCACAGACTATCCGCTCCGAAACCACCGATGCCGTCATCACTCTGGCCTGTGAGCTGGATGTCATCACGGGCACCCGGTACATGACGATTCTGCTGCCGTCCGGGCGCAAGCTGTACTATCCATCCCCCGAAATCGGCGTAAACCGCTGGGGCAATCCCTCGGTCAGCTATATGGGTCAGAATCAGACGACCAAACGATGGGAGCGGGTGGAAACCTACGGCGGCAAGCTGGTGGAGAACATCGTGCAGGCTATCGCCCGTGATTGTCTGGCAATCGCCATTGAAAATCTGGAGGCGCAGGGGCTACACGTTGTATTCCACATCCATGATGAAGTCGTCATCGACACTCCCGCATGGGCTGATGAGGATACAATGCTGGACACCGTCACAAAAATTATGACAAAACCCATCCCGTGGGCGCAGATGCTCCCCCTCAACGCGGATGGCTGGGTCGATAAATACTTCAAAAAGGACTGATTGGCCGTATGAAAGCGTTAATTCATCTTGACCAGAACGGCAAAAAGGTCATGGAACGGCGCGTCCATGAGGCCGTTATGAAAGAACGCGCCGACATCAGCACCCGCGCTCAGTACGTTTGGGCGCTGTCCATGCTCCAATGTGGTCTTTCCCCGCGAACCGTCCAGCGTGTCGTCAATCATTTTGATGCCGTCGTGGACAAGTACATGGAATACCAGACCGAAGATTTAGGCGACCTGTTCATGCGCTCGATGCTTCACGATTCGGGCGTCGAGGTCAAGGCGACAAGCCGAGAAAGGAAACGTAAAAGAAGATGAGCAAGGTACAAATCACCGCCTTTACCGGCGAATACCACTTTTTGAGCAACTACTGCGCCTGCCCCGTCACTATTGATGGGTTGACTTATCGGAGCGCTGAGGCTGCTTTTCAGGCGGCAAAATGCAATGTCCCGATTGACCGCGCGGCGTTCTGCACTGTCCCGCCCAATGTGGCAAAAGCCATCGGGCGCAAAATCAAACTGCGCAAGGGATGGGAAAAAGAGCGTGACGGCATCATGGCTGATGTCATCCATGCGAAATTTTCTCAGAATCCCGCCCTTGCACAGGCTCTTATCGACACTGGCGATGCCGAACTGATCGAGGGTAACACATGGAACGACAACTACTGGGGCGTGTGCGGATGTGCCCGCTGCCGTAGTGAGGGCACTAAGGGGCTGAATAAGCTGGGGCAGATTTTGATGGCCGAGCGCAAAGCACTGATGGCTACACACGCTGCTGTTACTGAGGAGGCTTGACGATGGTACATCTTGGCGACATTACGAAAATGAGCGGGTACACCATCCCGCCCGTGGATGTCATAACGTTTGGATCGCCGTGTCAAGACCTTTCCATCGCCGGGAAAAGGGCCGGTATGGCCGGAGAACGCTCTGGGCTGTTCTCTGAGGCTGTCCGCATCATCCGCGAAATGAGATACGCCACTTTTGGCGCGTACCCCAAATACGCTGTCTGGGAGAATGTTCCCGGCGCGTTCAGTTCAAATAAAGGAGAAGATTTCCATGCCGTCCTGCAAAGCCTCTGTCGGGTCATCGACCCCGACGCTGTTATTCCTAGACCTACGGACGCACGGGGGGGGGATTAAATGGCCCCGCGCCGGGGCAATTCTGGCAGACCACTACTCGCTGGCGTGGCGAACTATGGATGCCCAGCACTGGGGCGTTCCCCAACGTCGCCTGCGCATCTCGCTTGTCCTCGATCTTACAGGTGGGCGTGCCGGAGAAATACTATTTGAGCCGGAAAGCCTGCGAGGGCATTTTGCGCCGGGCATCACGCCGGGGCAAGCGGCTCCCGTCGTTATTGGAGGATGCACTGAGGATGCAAATAGAGCGTTCACTCTGAAAATCCGCTCTGGGTGCGAGGGCGGAGGCAAGGGTGCATTGGTACAGATCGAAAAAAGCGCAACCCTCTCCACGTTGCAAGACCAGACGCTTTTTGTGGCCGAACCGCCGAAGGCATACAGTTTTGACAGTTTAGCGTCCAATTCCATGAAATCCAGCAACCCGCACAGCGGGTGCCGCGAGGTTGAAATCGCAAAGACCCTTGACACCTCACCGCCTGACCCCGCAAAGAATCAGGGCGGCATCGCTATTGTCGAACCGACATTCTGTATTCAGGGCAACACGATTGACCGCGCAGACACGGCGGGCGCAAACGGCACCGGTGTCAAAGAGGATGTCTGTTACACCCTAAATACGATTGATCGTCCTGCCGTTGCGTTCGCGCTTGACTGCCGCAATATGACCGCCAATGAGGAACTGTCCGCAACCTTGCAAGCAAAAGACAACGGCGGGCAAAGCCTCAACTACATCAATCCCGTAGCCGAGCCGCTTATCTATGATGCGCGGGGCAACGGCGACGGCATCACATCCCCTACAATGACCGGCGACCACAACAGCCGCGTCACCGACTATACAGCCATCACATTACAGGGTGATACCGTAGCAGGTGCGTTACTGGCCCGCGATTATAAGGGACCCGGCAGGGCAGATTCTCTCGGTAGAGTAATCGCTCAGCCCATAGGTGCAGACCTATATAACGGTACGCTAACGGGTGATAAGGCTGTAACTCTGACGACTGCCACCGGGCAGGGCGGAGCTAACACGGGGCCATCGGTGATTGAAAAAATCATCCGCTGGATTGTGAGGCGGCTGACCCCTACCGAGTGTGAGCGCCTGCAGGGCTATCCCGATGGGTGGACAGACCTCGGTGAATGGGTGGACAGCAAGGGCAAGACCCATAAGGACGCTGACACGCCCCGATATAAAGCACTGGGCAACTCTATCGCCTTGCCGCAGTGGTACTACGTTCTCGGTGGTATTGCTGATCGTCTGCCGGATAATGCCACCCTCGGCAGTTTGTTCGATGGCATCGGCGGTTTCCCGTATGTGTGGGCACAGCTACACGCTGGGCGCAAGCAGTTATGCGTTTGGGCCTCGGAGATTGAGGAGTTTCCCATCGCGGTTACGAAGAAATGGTTCCCGGAGGTAGAGGATGGAAAATTATTCTGATTTCGTTGTTCACAAGTCGGAGCGGGCAGTACATACCGACAGCATCGTTCTGACCGTGGACGATCTCAACGACAAGCTGTACGACTTTCAAAAAGACATCGTGCGGTGGGCGCTGGCAAAGGGCCGCGCCGCTATTTTTGCCGATTGCGGCCTTGGCAAGACCGCGATGCAGCTTGAATGGGCGCATCGGGTGTGTGTGCATACAGGTGGAAATGCCCTCATTGTGGCGCCGCTGACCGTTTCCCCTCAGACCGTGGGCGAAGGCTTGAAATTCGGAGTGCCCGTCACCCTCTGCGAAACCGCCGACGATATTCAGCCCGGTGTGAACATTACCAACTATGAAAAGCTGGACAAATTCGCCGGGGTGCACTTCTCTGCCGTAGTGCTGGATGAATCCAGCATCCTGAAATCCTTTACGGGCAAGGTGCGCAATCAGATCATCGACTTTTTCTCCGATACGCCGTTCCGGCTGGCCTGCACCGCCACCCCCGCGCCCAATGATTTCATGGAGTTGGGCAATCATGCAGAATTTTTGGGTATCATGTCCTACTCTGAGATGCTGTCCATGTTCTTTGTCCATGACGGCGGGCAGACATCGAAATGGCGGCTCAAAGGTCACGCTGAGGATGTTTTCTGGCAATGGCTGGGTAGTTGGGCCGTGGTTATGAACAGCCCCGCAGACCTCGGCTATGACCTGCCGGGGTACGACCTCCCGCCGCTGAGGGTGCATGAGGTCATCGTGGACGGAGATGCACCGATTACCGAGAGCATGACGCTGACGCAGCGGCGGGAGGCCAGACGGGCTACACTCGCAGAGCGGTGCCAAGCGGCGGCTGATCTGGTGAATGGCGACCCCGGCGAACAGTGGCTCGTGTGGTGCGACCTCAATTCGGAGAGTGAAGCACTGGCGCACGGCATCCCCGATGCGGTAGAGGTCAAGGGCAGTGATAAGGCATCGCTGAAAAGCTCTCGCCTGCTTAGTTTTTCAATGGGTTTTAGCCGGGCGCTTGTCACAAAGCCCTCTATTGCCGGATTCGGCATGAACTGGCAGAACTGCCACAAGATGATTTTTGTCGGCCTGTCTGACAGCTATGAGCAATACTATCAAGCCGTTCGCCGCTGCTGGCGTTTTGGGCAGTCTGAGCCGGTGGATGTATACATCGTCATCAGTGCCCGCGAGGGCGCGGTCAAGGCCAATATCGAGCGCAAACAGGCCGATTGCGATAAGATGCGGGCTGCGATGGGCGAACAGACCCGCGAAATCGTCAAAAAGCAGTTGCAAAGCACCTGCCGCCTGACAACACCTTATGAACCGCAGACGGCTATGTGCCTGCCTGCATGGGAGGAGTTTAACCATGAATGTGCTTAATCAGTTGATCGACAGCGCACAGCGCTGGGCAATGTATCAGGGGGATTGCGTGGAAACCCTGCGCGGCATCCCCGATAACAGCGTCCACTACTCCATCTTTTCCCCGCCGTTCGCCAGCCTGTACACCTATTCCAACAGTGACCGCGATATGGGCAACAGCAGCGACGGTGCGGAGTTTGCACAGCATTTCGGTTACCTCGTGGCGGAGCTGTACCGGGTCATCATGCCGGGACGGCTGGTGTCCATCCACTGCATGAATCTGCCTGCCATGAAATCCCGTGACGGCTTTATCGGCATCAAGGATTTTCGCGGTGACATTATCCGCGAGATGACCGAGTATGGGTTCATCTTCCATTCGGAGGTGTGCATCTGGAAAAACCCGGTCACGGAGATGCAGCGCACGAAAGCCCTCGGCTTGCTACACAAGCAGATTCGCAAGGATTCTGCGATGTCGAGGCAGGGGCTGCCGGATTACGTGGTGACGTTCCGCAAGCCGGGTGAAAACCCTGAGCCCATCCCCCACGACCATGATTCTTTCCCGGTGGATGTTTGGCAGAAATACGCCTCGCCGGTCTGGATGGATGTGCGGCAGTCCAACACCTTGCAGCGCAAGAGCGCCCGCGATGAAAAGGACGAAAAGCACATCTGCCCGTTGCAGTTGGATGTAATCGAGCGGTGCATCGACCTGTGGACGAATCCCGGCGACATCGTGCTTGATCCGTTTGCGGGTATCGGTTCTGTGCCCTATCAGGCCGTTCTCATGGGTCGTCGTGGGCTGGGTGTTGAACTGAAGGACAGCTACTACGCGCAGGCCGTGAAAAACCTTGAGGGCGCGGCCAGTGATGCCGACAGCCACGAAATCAACACCAACGTGCGCCTGCGCTGCCCCGTATGCGGCATCAAAGTGGATGGCAAAATCTGCCCGCTGTGCGGCAAAGACCTAATGGCAAAGGAGGAGTAAAGCATGGAACGGATGACAAATTCTGCTGATGCCCGCCGCGCGGCGGACTATCTGTCCAGATATTGTAACGAAAACGGAACAGACGTTTGCAAGGGATGCTTTGCCCGTGAGGATAGCGGGTTTTGCATTTTATGCGAAAGTTCACCTAATAATTGGGAGTTACCCTCAATCTGGTCTGCACAGGACATCGCGCTCGCAAAGGCCATGATGCCGTTTGCAAAAACTATCGTCTGGCCTATTGAGGCGAAACCTAATCCGAATCACCGCTATTTTAAGGGCGAGGGACAGCGCACCATTCCGCTACCGACAGGGGCTTTTAATAATCTGCGTCCCGGCGAGATTATCAATCTAGCTGACATTGTGGGAGGTACAGACGATGCCCGATGACGTTTTGGAGATGATCGGCACGGCGGCACTGCTGGAACAACTCGCCGAGGAATCGGCTGAACTGGCGCAGGCCGCGCTCAAGATGGCCCGCAAGATACGCAACGAGAACCCCACGCCGAAATCCCGCGCGGATTGTGTTGCCAATCTGCAAGAGGAAATCGCGGATGTGGAATTGTGCATCAGTATTTTGCCCGCCGCACTGAATGACCCCGCCGAGGTCGGCAGGACGATGTCCGCAAAGCATCGGCGGTGGAACGAACGGCTACACGACGAAAAGCTCTGGGAGGTGAGCAGCCATGAGGATCGACATTCGGGACAGTAAATACTCCGTCATCTACAACGAAAAGACCGGCGCAGTTGAGGATGTCCTGTGGTGCAATGAAAGCGCCGAGGATTTGAAAAACCTCAATGTCGTGGCCGACATGGCCCGTGAACTGGCCGTGTATCGGCAGGCGGGTGTCGCTATGTTCGCCGGGGCAAAGGCCATCCGTGACCTGATTGAGCGCGGACGGCGCACCTACCATCAGCGTATTGTCCACGGTATGTGCGTCACCAACTACGATTTGCCCCTTGCAAAAGCTATGGATTTGCTGATGCAGGCGGGCGCTCTGGCGATGAATGAACGCGATGCCCTGCGCGAGTGCGCCAGCAGAACAGCCGCCGAGCGCCTTTTTAACTCGCTGTTGCGGTGAGGTGCCACTATGATGCACTTGAAAATCACCGATGAAATTCGGGAGCGCTGTCTGCGCGAGGCGGCGCATGATGCCCGCATCAATGATCGCATTGTCACATCCACCCCACAGACCCTTGCCGAGCGTGGCATGACGATGCTCGGCAGTACCCGCGCCACCCCGCGCATCCGTTCCTACCTCTACTGTGACGCTGTAGATGCCTGTTTCTACTACGCCGGGGCGGTGCCCAGCGTCGTCGTGACCGCCCGCTGGACGGCTGACAGTCCAGACATCGCCGAGGGTTCTAAAAAGCCGCAAATCGCCGCTGAGGTCGTGCGCCGCATGATGACCGCGATGGATAAGGCGATGAAAGCCGAAAAAGACCGCCAATGGGCGGCATATATGGAGGAGCTAAAACTGAAATGAGCCATCCGACCACATACGCCGTTGACTTTGACGGCACCCTCTGCGAAAACGCCTACCCTGAAATCGGCGCACCCAATTTGCCCCTGATCGACAAGCTCATATCTCGCCGCCGCCTCGGTGCAAAGGTCATTCTGTGGACGTGCCGGGAGGGTGAGTTGCTGACCCGCGCCGTGGAGTTTTGCCGCTGTTACGGGCTGGAATTTGACGCAGTGAACGACAACACCGAGGAATTGAAACGGGCATACGGCACCAACCCGCGTAAAATCGGCGCTGATTACTACATTGATGATAAGGCTATGCCGCCTGATCTATTTGTATCATAGGAGGAGTTAAAAATGGTTATTCTGACATCTATCGCAAAGGTTCTCATAGGTCTTTTTATCATTGCTCTGGTTCTGGCGTTTATCACTGCCATCTTCCTGCTGGGAGCTATTGTGGCAACGCTCGGAACAGCTACACAGCCGTTATTCGGGAGAGATCGGGAGGATGATGAGCCAGAGATGGTGAATCATCCCGACCATTACAACCGCCCCGGTCAGAAAGAGTGCATCGTCGAAATGGAGGAGAAGTTCGGGGCGAAATATGTGCAGCATTTTTGCCTGTTGAGCCGCTACAAATACTTATACCGCTGCAGGCTGAAAGACGGCACAACGCAGGAATTGTCAAAAGCCGACTGGTATCGAGATAAGTTTCTTTCGCTGGGCGGTGACAGTGATTTGCTGAATATCTTACCTGATAATGCAAAAGCATCAGCATACCGCCGCATGGGCGGCAACGCCTGCATCAAAAAGGAGGCCACGAGCCATGAATGTTGAACTGATTGCCTATTCCTCCCCGATGCCGTATCAGTGCGGCACGGCCTGCTACTTCAACACCGTATATAACCCCATGCACATCATTGAGCAGGCCGCGAGTGTGTGCTATGACAGTGAGCCTGATTTTGTCAAATTCAAAATCGCCAAGGGGTGCGCTAAGACTGGGCATCTAAGTGTATATGAGCACGCCTATTTCACGTTCCATGTTAAGGGTATCAGCCGCGCCTGCCTTGCTCAGTTGACCCGGCATCGGCATTTCAGCTTTTCCGTGCGCAGTCAGCGGTATTGCAACGAAAGCCGCTCCGAGCCGGTGTTCCCCGCATCCACCGATGAAGATCAGGACGGCATCATTGCCGATGCTTACGATTACGCATGGGATGCCTATGACCGCTTGATTGAGAACGGCGTGGCAAAGGAGGACGCGCGGATGGTTCTGCCCAATGGCGCACCCACTGAGCTGTACATTTCTGCAAATGCGCGGGCGCTGATTGAGGCCAGTCACCTACGGCTTTGTTCCCGCGCACAGCAAGAAATCCGCAATATGTTTGATTTGATGAAGAAAGAAATTGCCCCCCTGTCCCCTGAAATCGCGGGCATGATGGTTCCGCAGTGTGAAACCAATCCCAAATACCAATTCTGCACTGAGGGCAAATCCTGCGGCAGACATCCCCGGCTGCAGGACGTACTGGCAACAACTACACTGAAACAACTTGAGGAGGCTGACGAAAAATGAAATGTCTGTATAAAGTACCATTCAGCGGCTTTTTTATGGCCTATGCCGAATCTGCCGAGGAGGCAAAGAAAATGTCCCCCGATGACGGCGAGGTTATCTATTCTGAGCAATCCACGGGCGAGATCGAGGCTTGCCCCGATGGCGTGTCCATCCCGATTGACGACCATCATAGCATGTTTATTAACCCGCCAGACGATGAATTTGACGAGGGCATTTCCGAGGATTGGGAGGATGAGCTGTGAACACTGATATTGTTTGGGGCGGTCTGCTGGTGCTGGGTACTGTCTGCGCTACGATTCAGCACTACATCACCAAAAAGAGTGCGGAATCTGAAATCGCATCCCTGAAAACGCGCCTTGAGTTCGCCAAGCAGGAAACCCGCATCTGGAAAACCACCGCATATCGCCATGCCGATGAACGAAATCACGCTGTCCGCATGGCCCAATACTGGCGCAAACAGGCTCTCAACGAGCATTTTGGTTTTGAGCCGGAAAAGGCTGCCCCGTCCCCTACTGTGGCCGAGGTCGTAAATGAGATGATGCGGTATGATGCTCTGATTCAGGCCACAGGCTGGGCGCCCGCTGACAACCCCTCAGACGGGGCGTCTGAGGGCGAAACAGTCACGACAACAAAGGTAACGGACGAAGCCGAAACCGCCACACAGAGCGCCGCTGTGGGCGCAGAGGAGGGCGACCATAGTGATTGATTTTTCTGTCGATGAACGGGCGTTCAACTCCCGCAACAATCCTTACTACAACGATAAAGGCTATGCTGACCCTACCGCCTATCAGGGCATTGAGGCGGCAGCAACCAGTGAATACCGGGCACGATTCGATGCTATCGCCGCGCTTATCCACACGGTCAAGTACATTTGCGGGCTGGCGGGGTTTGAGGTCGTAGGCCGAATCACCCTGCGGCACAAGCAGAGCGGTGACATCTACAAGTGAGGAGGAAATCTGAGATATGGCTACACCGAATGAAAAAGAGGATGCCGAGGTTTATCCCGTAGTCATCCTCGACCCGAACGGCAACGATTACACAAAGGGCATCGCGGCATGGCTGACGGCCATTGCAAAGCAGAAGCCTAAAAATCTGGTGTGCATCGCCCGTGGCACCGACCCCGAAAAGCCGGAGCAGTCCGTGTACACGCTCATGCGGTGGGAAACCAAGAGCATTGAGCTTTCCGAAATTGCCGGATACCTGACATCCGTTGCATCTGAGCTGTTCAGCCGTGAACAGCCTAACAGCGAAACCCCATTATAACGATAAAGCGAGGAAAACGGTCATGCAATTCGATAGACAAATTACCATCACCACCGGCGCATCCCGAAACGATCTCAACTGGAAACCTCAGCTGATGACCGTGGCAGAGCTGTATGACCGCCTGCGGAATCCCGTCCGTTCAACGGAAACGCTCGACGCATATATGCACCTGCCGAAACCTCAGCAGGACGCATTAAAGGATGTCGGCGGGTTCGTGGGCGGCTCTCTCAACGGCGGACGGCGCAAGGCTAATGCAGTGACCGGGCGTGACCTTGTGACGCTTGACTTCGATAATATCCCCGGCTGGGGCACCGATGAAATCGTGAGCCGCGTGGATGCCATCGGATGCAGCTATGCGATCTACTCCACGCGCAAGCATTGCCCCAATAAGCCCCGCCTGCGCGTTGTAATCCCCCTTGACCGTACTGCTACCCCCGATGAGTACGAGCCTCTGGCGCGGCGGCTGGCGTGGCTGATCGGCATTGATAAGGCCGACCCTACCACATTTCAGGCGAGCCGCCTCATGTACTGGCCGAGTGCCTGCGTGGATTCAGACTACGTGTTTCGTTACAAGGATGCGCCGCTGGCATCTGTGGCGTTCCTGCTGGGAACTTACACGGACTGGCGCAACATGGTCGAGTGGCCGCAGGTTCCCGGCGCCGCCCCGAATTACCAAAAGATGGCACTCAAGCAGGGCGACCCGCTGACAAAGCCCGGCATCGTGGGCGCGTTCTGCCGCGCCTATGACATCCGCACGGCGATGGACAAGTTTCTGCCCGGCATCTATACCCCGTGCATTATGGGCAGCGAGGAGCGGTACACCTATACGGGCGGCAGCACGGCGGGCGGCGCTATCATTTACGATAACGGCAAATTCCTGTACAGCCATCACGCTACCGACCCCTGCTCTATGCAGCTTGTGAACGCATTTGACCTTGTTCGCCTGCACCTGTACGGCGATAAGGACGACAGCGCCCCCGGCAATACCCCGGTCAGCAAGCTCCCATCTTATAAGGCGATGTGCGAAATGGCGATGCAGGATAGCGCGGTGCAGGCCATCTACAACAAGGAGCAGTTTGCCCAGTTGCAGGCTGACTTTGGCGCTATCGCCCCCATCCCCGGCAACGGGCCTCAGCAGACCCCCGGCGACAGTGACGGCGCCGAGCCTGTGCAGGGCGAGGTCATCGGCGATGACGGTCAGCAAACCGACCCCAACGCATGGCTGGGCTATATCCAGCGCGATGAAAACGGCAAAATCAAGCAGACCATCGACAATGTTCTGCTGATTCTCAACAATGACCCCCGCCTGTGCGGGCGGTTCATGCTGAATGAGTTCAGCGGGCGCGGCGAGGTACTGTACCCCCTGCCGTGGGACAAAGACCCCGACAAATTCAAACGGCGGGCATGGGCTGATTCTGACATCAGCGCAATGTACTGGTACATGGAAAAGGGGTACAAGATCACCAAGCGCAACGCCATCGACGCGGGGCTGGACATCCATGCGGCTACACACGCATTTAACGAGGTGCAGGATTTCATCAAGGGTCTGGCGTGGGATGGAGTGCCCCGGCTGGACACCCTGTTCATTGACTACCTCGGTGCTGACGATTCCCCCTATACCCGCGCTGTCACCCGCAAGGCGTTTGTCGGTGCTGTGGCCCGCGCGATGGAGCCAGGATGCAAGTTCGACAATATGCTGATTCTGTGCGGGCCGCAGGGCCTCGGCAAGTCCACGCTGCTGGACAGAATGAGCAAGGGCTGGTACAACGACAGCATCCGCACGTTTGAGGGCAAAGAGGCATCCGAGCTGCTGCAAGGCGTATGGCTGGTAGAGGTAGCTGAGCTTGACGCTTTCCGCAAGACCGATGTTTCCCGCATCAAGCAGTTTTTGAGCCTGCGCTATGACCGCTACCGCGCCGCCTATGGTCGTAATGTAAAGGAACTGCCCCGCTGCTGCGTCTTTTTCGGCACCTGCAATGTCAGTGATTTTCTGCAAGATACCACGGGCAACCGCCGTTTCTGGCCCGTGGATGTGGGACAAGGCGAACTGATTCACCGCGCATGGGATCTGACCGATGCTGAAATCAACCAGATTTGGGCTGAGGCAAAGATGCGCTGGATGATGGGAGAGCCGCTGTTCCTGACCGGCGATCTGGCAGACGCGGCCCGCGCACGGCAGGAGGATCACCGCGAGGCATCCGTCCGCGAGGGTCTTATCCGTGATTTTGTGGAGCGTGATGTTCCCACGAACTGGCTTGAGTGGCCGCTGGACAAGCGCCGCGATTACTGGGCTGGGGCTTGCAAGGGGCAGGACATCCCGACGATGCCCCGTGACCGCATCTGCGCCGCCGAGGTTTGGTGCGAACTTTTCAACGGCGCCCCGCGCGACATCAAGCAGGCAGACACCCGCGAAATCAACGCCGTGCTTGCCAGCACCCCCGGATGGGAGGCTAACCGAGGCATGAAGTTTGGGCCGTACAAGCAGCAGCGCGGTTATCGGAGATTCAACAGGCAGGTGTAATGTGTATAAAAATCAACTGACACTTTAGGCCAAAAAGCTGACACTTCCTTATATGCCAAGTGTCAGAACCGTCAGAAGTGTCAGTTAAATATGAAAAAATTGTGAACAAGCGCACTGACACAACTGACACGCAAAGCACAAGTGTCAGTTAAAGTGTCAGCCTAAATTTTAACGATGTATCGTTGCAATATATCTATAACTGACACTTCTGACACTTAAAATAAATAAAAATAAAAATAAGTAAAATAACGCGCGTGAGAGCGCATATACCCCCGTATTTACGGGTCTATACGCGCGTGCGCGTGTGTCAGTCAGGTGGACAAGCGCGGCGGCGATGCCGCGAAAAAGATGGGAGGTTATTAGGATGCCGGAATTGGAAAAGGTCATCGAGCGCAAGCTGCGTGACGGTGTGAAGAAATTGGGCCGCGGTGCAAAGTGTCTGAAATTTGAAAGCCCCGGCACATCCGGGGTGCCCGACAGGATGATTCTTTTGCCGGGTGGCCGTGTCGTGTTTGTGGAGCTTAAACAGGTTGGTAAGCGGGAGCGGATGCGGCAGACGTATGTACAGAATCAGATGCGGCGGCTGGGCTTTACCGTGTTCAGCACGGTATCGACCCCGGAACAGGTGCAGACGATTTTCAGCCATTGCGAGGAGGTCATGCGGCAAGATGGATTGTAAAGAGTTCCACCCCTACCCCTATCAGCAGTTTTGCATCCAGCACATCATCGATCACCCCGCCGCTGGGCTTTTCGTGGACATGGGCATGGGTAAAACCGTGATGACGCTGACCGCGTTTAACTATCTCAAGTATTATGCGTGGCAAATTCGGCGATGCCTCGTCATTGCGCCGAAGAAAGTTGCCGAGGCAACATGGCGCACCGAAATTTCAGGGTGGCAGCATCTGCGGCATCTGCGCTGCTCCGAGGTGCTGGGAACAGCTACACAACGCCGCGCCGCATTGGCAGTGGATGCCGACATCTATGTGACGAATCGGGACAATGTGCAGTGGCTCGTCAAAGAGTACGGCAAGGCGTGGCCGTTTGATATGGTCGTGCTGGATGAATCGTCATCGTTCAAAAACCATCAGGCCAAGCGGTTTAAGGCTCTGCGGTCAATGCGGCCCAAAATCAAGCGCATTGTAGAATTGACCGGCACCCCCTCGCCGCACGGCTTGATGGATTTGTGGGCGCAGGTCTACCTGCTGGACGGTGGGCAGCGGCTGGGCCGCACGATCTCTGTTTACCGCGATATGTACTTTGAGCCAGACAAGCGTAGCAGATCGCAGATATTTACTTACAAGGCCCGCCGGGGCGCGGCAGATGCCATCTATGCCGCTATCAGTGATATTTGCATCAGCCTGTCCAGCGACGACTATCTGACCCTCCCTGATCGCATCTATGATGAGATACCCGTCAAGCTGGACGGCCCTGCCGCTGCCGCGTACAAGCGATTGGAGCGGGATGCACTGTTGCAAGTGGACGAATCGACCATCACAGCGGGCACGGCGGGAGTGCTGGCGGGCAAGCTGTTACAGCTTTGCAACGGCGCTGTGTACGATGAGGATGGCAAGGTCATCCCCGTTCATGAATGCAAGCTGGCCGCGCTGGTGGAGCTGATCGAGGGTCTGCACGGTCAACACGCCTTGCTATTCTACTGGTTTCAGCACGACCTCGCCCGCATCCTCGCCGCCCTTGAGCCGCTGGGTCTGCGGGTGCGCGTATACAACGGCCCCGACGATGAACGGTCATGGAACGCGGGAGAGGTGGACATTCTGCTGGCTCATCCCGTGTCCTGCTGCTACGGCCTCAACCTGCAACACGGCGGGCATCACATCATCTGGTTTGGGCTGACGTACTCGGCGGAGGTTTATCTGCAGGCGAACAAGCGGCTACACCGACAAGGGCAGACGCATCCCGTCGTCATCCATTCGCTGGTCGTGCAGGGCGGGCAGGATGAGGATGCCATCGCAACGGTCATGGGCCGCGTCGCCGAACAAAACCACCTGCTGGAATCATTAAAAGCAAAAATCATCACGGCAAAGGAGGCCGTCTGACTATGACGATGAAAGAATTATCTCAACTCCATTGGCTGAATTTGGAGATTGACCGTGATAAACAGCACCTTGCAGAGCTTGAGGCCCGCGCCACATCCCCCGGCGGGCCTAATATGTCTGGGATGCCCGGTGGCGGCGGTGCAGGGTCGAGTGTCGAAAGTGACGCGATAGCCATTATCGAGCTGAAAGAGCAGATCAGGGGCAAGCTGGCCCGCGCTATGGCAGAGCGTGACCGTATCACGGCGTACCTTGACGGCGTGGACGATGCACAGTTGCGGCTCATTATGCACTTGCGCTTTGTGGACGGCCTGTCGTGGGCGCAGGTGGGCGCAAGCGTGGGCGCGGGATACACCAGCGATGCTTGCCGTATGGCCTGCAAGCGCTATTTAGCAAAAACCGCATAGAAAAAAGCGAACAAAACGAACAATTCAACGTAAAATATTGATTGTTCGCTCCCATGCGCGTATTATGTATTTGCGGGTTTAGGGCGAGGGAGTTCTGGGCGCTCCCTCGCTCGTGCTTTCCCCGCTGTCACCTCCAAACGCCGCTGCGTGAATAAGCGCGGCGGCGTTCGTGTTTGCGCCGAGGTGGCAAAAGCCCTATACGCTGGGTGCGCCTCTCACGCCCGGCGCTGTGCAGGCCCTTGACCCCTGCACTAAATTTGCCGCGATAGCCACAGGGCGCTGCGCTCCCAAAAGCGCGGTAGGGTGCGAGGCCCTTACGCGGTGCCATTAGGCCATTGCCGCCGTCCGGCCATTGCGGCGGCACAAGTGATCTGCACCTCCCCAGTGATGGCAAATTGCGGTTTGCAATCCATTCACGCGGTTCCACCGCTGGCGGTTTCCGATCAGTGGCCTATATTATATCGCACAGTAGAGCATTGGTAGCTCGGCAGGTTCATACCCTGCAAGTAGCTGGTTCGATTCCAGCCTGTGCAACCATGCGAGGCTTGAGGGCATTTCACCTCGCGGCGCGTCCACGGCAAAACGGGCTTTTTCTCCTTTCCCCGTATGACGCGCCTGATTTTGGTTATTATCGCGGTTCGCCGCGAGGGTCGACGCCGGTACTGCCGCCGTTGACCTGCCCCTATATTACGCGCCACAGTGTCACAACTGCGGCGCATTTTTATTGCTTTCCCGGAGGTCTATGGTGTACCGCACAGAGCGCAATTACGAAAATCTCAACAAGGGCATTTTCCCCGGCGCTGGGCGGTTCGACATCCCCATCCTGCGGCCCGAATTGACTACGGCTGAAAACTGGATAAGTTTCAACTACGCCAAAGGGTGCGAGGAGCCGTCAGAGCATGGCGTTCACTTTTTCGTTGACGATTACCAGTTCAACCGCATCTGGGCGCATCCCGATAACTACCTCGGCATGATGGCGCGGTTCGATACCGTATGCACGCCCGATTTCAGCACATATACAGACTTTCCCCGCATTATCCAGATTTACAACCATTACCGCAAGCACTGGCTGGGCGCCTATTGGCAGGCCCACGGCATCAAGGTCATTCCGACCATCTCATGGAGTACGCCGGATAGCTTTGCATGGTGTTTTGACGGTGAGCCGGTGGGCGGCGCGGTGGCCGTGTCGAGCGTCGGCACTCAGGCAAGCCCCGAATCGGCAGACTTGTTCATGGCCGGGTACAATGAGATGCTACGGCGCTTACAGCCCGCGCAGATCATCTTCTACGGCAAGGTGCCCGCCGGGTGCGAGGGAAACATTTTTCACGTTACAGCGTTTCAAGAAAAGCTCAAGGCGCGAATCCGCGCCAAAAAAGAATCGACAGAATCGGATTGAGGTGTTACAATGGGCGGTAGAGGCAGTACAAGCAGCATGAGCGCATCGGGCGGTGCCCCGGCTGGCCGTGGTATTGGCGGCGGTGGGCTGGGCAGTTTCAACCTTGCCCCGCAACAGCAGAATCAGCCCGCCGCTCCCGTGGTAGCCCCGCAGGCGGCGGCACAACAGCCCGATAATCAGCAGCAGCCTAACGTCGTACCCACGGCGCAGCAGGCGCAGAATCTCAACAATCAGGTGTTCAGCGCTACGGACAATTCGCCGTATCATAACCTGTACAACGGCCAGCAGTATTATGCCAAGCAGAATTTGAGCATCGATCAGCGCCTTGCCGTTATGAATTATCTGTCCGATGCCAAAGAGGCGGGCACGATGTACTCCATGTCGCAGAACATGAACCATGCGATGGCGATGGGTCAGAAACTTACCGCGAATCAGCAGTTTGTGCATGACAACCTCATGGGCGCTATGCACAATATCGGCTATAACGTCAACCTGACCCGGTACGACCATTCGGACGTGCTGGACAGTATGCTTGCGGCCCGTGGCGTTCACAATACCGCTAGCAATATGACCGCCGCGCAGTTGAAAACCGCGCTCGTAGGTCACACCTATGGCGAGAACCGTTTTCTGTCCACATCGTATAACGATTTCAAGAACGCATCCAACGCGGACACATTCACGACCCGCGAGGTGCGTTTTGAGTACAGGGTGAAAGCTAATGTACAGGCGATGATGCCCGGAAACGGCCCCGGTGGTCGTCTGGGCGAGGTCGTCCTTGCACCCACAAGCCCGCAGAAAAATATGCGGATTGTCGATGTTAAGGACGATAAGAGCCGCCGCACACGTTCTAAGGGTATGTCGCCCGGAATCTATAACAACAACCGTCAAATCGTCGTTGTCGTCGAGGTCGGTTAAGGAGGTACGCATTATGGCAACCAAGAAAAGCACTGCATCGAAGAAAAAGCTGACCCCCGGCGATACCGGCATTGATCGCTGGACTTCCAACGGCTACGGCATTGTCAATGGCCCTGTAAGCGCCGCTGATAAAAAGCGTATTGCCAAGCTCAATGCCGAGATGGATGCCGCTAAAAAGAAAAAGTCTGCCCCTAAAAAGGGCAAGAAGTAAGGAGGCCCGTCATGGGAGGTAGAGGCAGTTCGTCCTCGATGGGTGGCGGCATGGGCGCTGGCGGCGGCGCGGGCATTGCGGCTACACAGCAGCAGCCCCAGAACGCTCCGCCGTTTGCAGTGCCGCAGAGCATCAAGATCAACGCCGGTAACATCATCACCCCGGCAGCGGTACAGCAGCAACAGCCGCCGCAACCTCAGCAGCCGCCTATCGCACAGGCTCCCACGCCGACAAATACGCCGGTTCAGCCCGATGCGCTGTCCGCGCTGACGAAGATGAGCGATGACCAGCTCACGGGTCTGTTACGGCAGGCTAAGGCGGCGCAGATTCCTAACCATCTGAACGATGCACCCGACATCACGCAGAAATTCGCTTTTGTGGCCGGTGTCAACGAAAAGCCCACGGTTCTCGATGATGCGTCGTTCGACCAGTACCTCAAAGATAACAGTATCCCCCGCCGCAATATTCTGGCCCGTTCTGTCAACCCGATTACCTTTAAGGCCGGGTCGGTTACGTTCACCTATACGGCCAAGGATGTGACGGATATGCTGAAATACAGCTCCCTGAATTACATCGGCGGCAAGCACGGCGGTCAGGTCTATGGCGCGGGTACTTATTTCGACAAGACGGGCGGGCGTAGCACCGGCTATGGAAATGGCACGACATCTGCTACGGCTATCGCGGTACTGAATCCTCAGACTGCACACCCCATCTCGCTGAATACGCTGCGGAGCCGCATTCCCGCTTTCCAGCGCAGTCATCCCAAGTTTGCGCAGGCGCTGGGTCGTGCGGATAGCGATAATTACAGCATCTACGCTATGGCAATGGGCTATAATGTCATCACATCCGACGTGAACGGCTACCACAACATCATTGATCGCAAGGCACTGGTTTACCGCGCAAGCGACAACTAAAACAGGAGGATACAGCAATGGCGTACAAAGAACCCGTATTCACCAAAGAGGCGATGGCTGCCCTGCAGGCCAGTTGGAACGACAACATCAGCGGCAGAAAGTCCACCGCTAAGACCAAAAAGAGAACCACCGCCCCGAAAAGGGCGGCGGGTAAAAAGCCCGCCGCCAAAAAGGGCAAGTAACTGAATACCCTTTAGCACTCAGCGCTGAAATGCGCCGGGTGCTTTTTTATTTTTACTGATAGGAGGTGGCAGCAGATGCCCGAAAATACCGAGGCTATGCCGGAGATCAGCGCAAGCCCCGCGCCGCAAGACGCGAAGCCCGCCGACACCGGCGAGAAAAAGCAGAAAAAGCCTCGCAATACATCCGGGATGAAACCGCCACTGAATCAGCTCCCCCCGGAGGAGGCGTTCGCTATCCGCTCCAAAGGCGGTAAGGCAGCGGCCAAAAAGCGCCGGGAGGAGAAGCTGGTAAAGGATGCCCTGCTGAACCTGCTGACAAAACCCCAGCACAAGAAAAAGGGCGGCAAGGCCCACTACAAGGCCAGCGCCGAGTTGACGAGCTATGATGATGTGTTCTCCGAGAATACGACCCTCATGGTACAGATGCTCATTCCCCTTATCCAGTCAGCCATCAACGGCAACATTGAATCCCTGTTCGCCATCCTGCGCGTTCTGGGGCAGGAACCGGGCACCCCCGGCCAGTTTGGTGTTGACGAGTTTACCTCGCTTGAGCCGCTCCCGGAGGGCGCAGGCGGCCCCGGCAAGCCCACGCCTGCCGATGACCCTAATGCGGTGCGCATCCACCTGATACGCGGCGAGAAGCCCGCCCCCGTGGCTGAGGGCGATGTCCCGGCAGTGGATCAAGCTGACGCCGATCAGGCAGGCACGGCTACACCCGTCATGACCCCTGCCGATGGGGAGGCGGTGCCCGATGCCTGATGTTTACATCGAAGATGTTATCGCGCCCAACTATGACGAACTGCTGGATGATGTTCTCGATCATCGGCACTCGCAATACCTCCTCAAGGGCGGGCGCGGTTCGCTGAAATCGTCCTTTATCGGCTTTGCTATCCCGCTGATTATGGTTCAGCCGGGGAACGATGCTTGCAACGCGGTCATATTCCGTAAGACCGCCAACACCCTGCGCGATTCTGTTTACAGCCAGATGGTCTTTGCCCTTGACAAACTGGGCCTTGACAGCGAATTTATCTGTCATGTTTCCCCCATGAGCATTACCCGGAAAAGCACCGGGCAGACGATTCTCTTTCGCGGTCTTGATGACCCGATGAAGCTGAAATCGTTGAAATTCCCCAAAGGGTACTGCGCCATCACATGGTTTGAAGAAGCGGACACGTTCGATGGGATGAAAGAAATCCGAAACGTGTTGCAGTCAACCAACCGTGGCGGCTCTAAATTTTGGAATTTCATGTCGTTCAACCCGCCCATCACCCTGAACAACTTTATGAATCAGGAGGCGCTTGTTCAGCGCCCCGATAGGCTGGTTCATTCCAGCACTTATCTGACCGTGCCGCCTGAATGGCTCGGTCAGATGTTCTTTGATGATGCGGAACTGCTACGGCAAACCAACCCCCGCGCCTATGAACATGAGTATCTGGGCATCCCCACGGGCACGGGCGGCGAGGTGTTCAGCAACCTTGAGCTGCGCGAAATCACCGATGCCGAAATTGCGTCGTTTGATTACATCTACGAGGGCATCGACTGGGGCTGGTACCCTGACCCCAACCATTGGAGCAAGATGTGCTACCGCCCCTCGCAGATGACGCTCTATATTTTCGATGAACTGCGCTGCAATAAAACCCCGAATGAGGTTTTCTGGCAGCGCTTGCAGAAAGAAAAGAACGTAACATCGCAAGACCTCATTATTGCAGATAGTGCGGAGCCGAAATCCATTGCGGACTTGAAAGCCTACGGCGCATCCATCCGCCCCACTGAAAAGGGGCCGGATTCTGTGCGGTACAGCATGAAATGGCTGCAATCGCTGGTAAAAATCGTCGTTGACCCCAACCGATGCCCGGAAACGGCGCGAGAGTTTGCCGAATACGAATACGAGCGCACCAAAGACGACGAATTGACCGGGCAATACCCCGATAAGGATAACCACAGCATTGACAGTGTGCGGTACGCGCTCAATCCAATCTGGAAACGGCGCGGCCTGTGAGGTACAGCCCATGTCTATTTTTTCAAGTATCTATATCATGATAAGGCAGGTGTTAGGCAGAGTGATTCCGTATCAGAATATTCAGCAGGTGGAGAACATCGACACCCCGCTGTCGCAGGAGATGCAGATTGCCCTCGAAGCATGGCACCGGGCCTATCTGGACAAGCCCAATTACAAGGGCAAGCAGGTCAAAACCCTCAACATTCCGGCGTTCATCGCGTCCGAGATTTCCCGGCAGGTCACGCTTGAATTTAAGTGGAGCATCACGGCGGGCAAGGATGACAGCACCGGCGAGGACATCACCAACCCGCGCTCGGAGTTTCTGAGCAAGGAGTTTGAGAAGCTGGCTACACAGCTGCGGAGCAAGACCGAGATCGGCTGCGCGGCGGGCGGTATGACGATAAAGCCGTATGTCCGTGATGGGCATATCTATTTCGACTATACCCCCGATTGGGATTTGTACCCCATTGCTTTCGGCGATGACAGCGACCTGTCCGATGTCGTTTTCCGTGATATGTTCTCGGAGGGCAAGACCTACTATTCCCGCCTTGAGCGGCACACCGTCGAGGGCGATAGAATCAAAATCACGCAGCGGGCCTTTAAGTCCAGTTCCCGCGATGCTCTTGGCAAAGAAATTCCCTTGACGGAAGTACCGCAGTGGAAAGACCTCAAGCCCGTGGTCTATGTCAACAACGTAGACGGGCAGCTTTTTGGCTGGTTCCGCGTAGCATCGGCAAACACTGTTGACCCGATCTCCCCTATGGGCGTGGCTGTGTTCGCTAAGAGCATGGACACCATCAAGGAGGCTGATACACAGTACAGCCGCTTGCTGTGGGAGTTCGAGGGCGGCGAAATGGCTATCGACGTTGACCCGATGGCCTTGCGGCCCATTGACGGCGTTATGCGTAATGGCGCAAAGGCTATGGAGACTCCTAAGCTGAACGAGCGCCTGTTCCGAGCGGTCGATCTGGGCACTGATGAAACATATCATGTTTTCGCCCCGACCCTGCGCGATAGCTCCCTTGTGGCCGGTCTGAACCAAATCCTGATGAAGATTGAAGATCAGTCCGGCCTCGCCCGTGGCACCCTCTCCGATGCCAACACAGAGGCCCGCACGGCCACTGAGCTGACTATCCTGCGCAATCGTACCTATACCACCATTGCCGACAACCAGCAGGCCCTTGAGCGTGCGCTGCGCGAGGTCGTGCGGGCGATGGATAAGTACGCCGACCTGTACAATCTCGCCCCGGCTGGCGAATATGAGGTGTCGTTCGATTGGGATGATTCCGTTATCGCCGATACCGAAACCCAGTTGCAGCAGCGGCTCCTCATGCTCAATAACGGCATGATGAGCAAAATTGAGATGCGTATGTGGTTCTTTGGCGAAACCCGCGCACAGGCCGAAAAGGCCTTGCAGGAAGTCCAGCAGGAAAAAGTCAGCGAAATGCAGGCCGCTATGGCTATCCAGCAGCCCAACCCCGACCAGAGCGATGCCACCGTTCCCACGGACGAGGGCGACAACGACAATGCCGATCAGGGCGGGGGCAACCCGGCTACACCGTTCGGGAGTGGCCCCGGCGAGGAGTGATGACCCGTGCTGACCCAGAAAGAGCTTGATGCCGCCGTTCGCAAAATGATTGCGAATCTGGATGAAGTCAATCTGTATTTCATCCAGAAAATAGCGGCACAGATAAAGAAAATCGGTGAGATGAACCCCACCAGCATACACCGTTACACGATCATGCTGGAAATGGGTGCAGACATCGCCGATATTTCCGGCAAGCTCCAAGCCGCAACCCGGCTGACACAACAGCAGATGGCTGTTGTGTACAACGCCGCCTTGCAGGATAACTTCACCGACCCACGGTTCAAAGCTGCGCTGGCGGCGCATCCGCTGCCCCGTGAGGAGAATCAACGGCTTGTACAGTACACGCGCAACATCGCCGCGCAGACCTCCGGGGCGCTGCAAAACCTGTCCAACACTACGGCCATATCCGTGCCATATCAACAGGCCATAGATAAGGCCATTTTGAGCGTGTCCACCGGCATGACCGACTACAAATCGGCTATGCGGCAGACCATCAAAGATATAGGCTGGGCAGGGATGCAGGTGCAATACGCAAGCGGCTATCACCGCCGCCTTGATACCGCCGCCCGTCAGAACATCATTGACGGGGCTTGCCAAATCGCCCAGCACAGCGCCGATGAAATCGGCAAGACGCTGGGCTATGATGCCGTGGAGCTGTCCGCGCATCTCAACAGCGCCCCCGACCATGAGCCGGTGCAAGGTCACATTTTCCTGCTGGCCGAATACGCCAAGATGCAAGCAGGCATGGCCTGCGTGGACGTGGACGGTCATCACTTTGCAGGATTCAAGCGTCCTATCGGCGAGTGGAACTGCGGGCACTTTGCCGCGCCGTTCAGCACCGAATACTCGGTGCGCAAATATTCCGACCACCAACTGGCGGCATGGATAATGTCAAACCATGCAGGCGTGACTATCGGCAACAAAGAGGGTCTGACCCTCTATCAGTGTTCGCAGATGATGCGAAAAATCGAAACCGATACCCGTCGATGGAAAGATGTCGCTATTGCGGCGCGGGCCGCTGGTGACGATGACCTGCGCCGTGAGGCACAGCAGCACATCAACGCTCTAAGTACCCGCTATAATCTCATTGCCAAGCAATCCGGGCTGTCACAGCGCCGTGACCGCATGGCAGTGGATGGCTTTAGGGCCATAAAGGTAAGCGCCTGAAATGGCGCTTTTTCTGTGTTATCACGCCGTTTTGGCTGATAAATAAATACCCGGCATTGCAGGGAAATAAATGCGATGGCGCGACGTGCGCGGAGTGGCCGCGCGATTATAAGCTAAATCAATCGCGGCGAAAGGACAATCTTATGGAATTGCTCAAAAATCTGTTTTCCGAGGGCGAGGCACTGACCTACGACCAGTTGACCGAAAAGATCAGCGCGGCGGGCCTGAAACTCGCCAATATCGCGGACGGTTCCTACGTCAGCCGCGATAAGATGGATTCCAAGGTCAAAGGCTTGCAGGGTCAGATTTCCGACCTGCAGGGGCAGGTCAAGCAGCGTGACACCGACATGGCCGAATTGCAGACCAAGTTGACCGCCGCACAGACCGATGCTGACAAGCTGGCATCCGTTCAGTCCGATCTCGCGGCACTGCGTCAGCAGCGCGAGAATGACGGCAAGGAGTGGGAGCGGAAAATCGCCGCACAGGCGTATGAATTTGCCATCCGCGAAAAGGCGGGCGAGGTCAAGTTCAGCTCCAATGCCGCGAAAAAGCAGTTTATCGCGGATGCCATCGCCAAGCAGTTTAAGCAGGACGAGAACGGCAAGATGCAGGGCTACGACGAGTTTCTGACCCAGTACAAAACCGACGACCCCGGCAGTTTTGTCGTTGATGAACCGGCCCCGGCTAAGAAAGGCCCGTCTATTACGGTTCCCGCAAAGCCCGATGGAAACCCGCATAAAATGAGCTTGTCCGAGCAGATGGCGGCAGCAAATGCCGATCCCAACTTCGTGCCCGATTTTAACTAATCGAGCTACACCCGACGAATCCCTAAAAATTCAACAGGAGGCATAACCACATGGCAATCTTTGATTCCAAAAACTTCAATGGTAACGTGTTCAAGCAGTATGTTGACCGCGTTCCCAACCTGAACCGCAACGAGCTGATTAAGTCCCGCGCCATCAAAAAGCGTCAGGACATCGCGCAGTCTATGAGCGATCAGGTCGGTGGCAACTATGTCACCATCCCCCTGCGTGGCATCATCAGCGGCACCGCCCCTCTGAACTACGATGGTTCCACCAACATCACCGCCACCAACACCAAGACTTTCTCCCACTCCCGCGTTGTCGTGGGCCGCGCACAGGCATGGACTGAGCGCGACTTCTCCTACGACATCACCGGCGGCGAGGATTTTCTCGCCGATGTCGCCGCTCAGATTGGCGAATACTGGGATGAAGTCGATCAGGCCACCATCATCAAGATTCTGACCGGCGTTTTCGCCATGAAAGACGCTGAGGGCGTGAAGTTCGTCCGTGAACACACCTACGATGTCACCGGCAAGACCAATTCCGAGGGCGCTCTGGGCCTGATGGACGGCACCTCTCTGAACACCGCCATGCAGCGTGCTTGCGGCGACAACAAGGGCGCGTTCAGCCTCGCCATTATGCACTCTGCCGTTGCTACCGGCCTCGAAAACCTCAAGCTGCTGGCGTACATGAAGTACACCGACAAGGACGGCATCGAGCGCGAGCTGCAGATCGGCACCCTGAATGGCCGCACCGTTCTGGTTGATGACTCCATGCCTGCCGTGGAAACCGTCACCACCCCGGAGGTGCAGGGCGTTTACACCATCACTGTCAACACCGCTGGCACCGATGGCAACACCATCACCGTGGACGGTCAGACCTATACCTTTGCCACATCCACCTCCACCGCCAACAAGACCCTCAAGACCGGCGATACCGCTACCGAGGCTCAGGCGCTGAAAACTGTGCTGTCTGCTCAGTACGAGGGCAAGTTCATCGTCACCGTTTCTGGTGCTGTCGTTACCCTCAAGCAGATTTTCGGCGGCGAGGGCAATCTGCCTGTCGTGACCGTTTCCGGCGCTGTCAAGGCCGCTGCCGTCCAGACCACCGCAGGCGTGGCTAAGGTGTCTCAGACCCGTTACACTACCTACGTTCTGGGCGACGGTGCTATCGAGTACACTGACTGCGGCGCTAAGGTGCCTTACGAGATGGATCGTGATCCTCACACCAACGGCGGCGAGGACACCCTTTATGGCCGTCAGCGCAAGTGCTTTGCCCCCTACGGCATCAACTTCACCAAGGCCAAGATGAAGAGCCTGTCTCCCACCGACGACGAGCTGGAGGACGGCGAAAACTGGGAACTGGTGAACTCCAACGAGGCCGAGGGCAAGCAGTACATCGCCCGCAAGGCCATCCCCATCGCCCGCATCCTCTCTCTGGCCTGATCTCAGGTCGCTTAGGAGGTTTACACATGGCACACGATATGTACCTCACCTTTGACGAGTACAAGGATTTTGGCGGCACCGTTGATGCCGCTGCGTGGCCTCCGCTGGAATATGCTTGCAGAAAACGCATTGATCGCTTGACGGATTCTCGTGTCCAGAACATGGCCGAGATTCCCGGAGCGGTCAAACTCTGCGTTTTTGCACTGGCGCAAATGGAAAGCGTTGTCGGTGCCGTGGCACAGGTCACATCGCCCACAGTCACATCGTTTAACACGGATGGCTACACGGAGAATCACGGGAATGTGCCGGATGCCGATGCCGCAGCCAAGCAGATGAACGCCATTGCGGCGGATATGCTGTACGGTGAGTTGGACGATTACGGCGTTCCCCTGCTGTATAGAGGAGTGAGGTAAAATGCAACTTTGCAATGACACTATCACCCTGTACAACCGGCGATTCGACCCAGAGGAGGATTGCGACGTTTATGGGCGCACCGTCATCCAGGGCGTTCACTGGTTTAACTCCGATGCGACCACCGTTGACAGCACCGGGTTGAAAGCGGCAAACAAGGTCACAATCCGTATCCCTACGGATGCGGATTTCGGCGGCAAGGTGTATCTGCCCCCTAAGCAGTACGCCACCACCGATGACCCTGCCGCCGCTTTCACGTTGGTTGCTGGCGATCTCGTAGTTCTGGGCGTTGGTGCTGAGGGCTTGCGTCCCTCAACCATTCATGATGTCTACTTCGAGGCCGCAACCATCTTGCAGGTTACAGACAATCGTCGTGCTCCGCAGGCGCGGCATTGGAAAGTCGTAGGTGCTTAATGCAACTGTCAGTAGATTCGCGGTTTGATTTCGATAGCATAAACACTGTTCTTACCAACCATGGCTTTGGAGATCACGGAATTGTCCAAAAAGTCATTGATAACGCGGTAATACGATGGTGCATGGATTACACTCCTGCGGACACATTTATGCTTGCAAAAAGCCCTTACGCCGCATCTGACATTGGCTCTGGCATCATCGTGTACCCCGGCCCCTATGCGCATTATATGTACATGGGCGAAGTTTATGGCCCGAATATTCCCGTTTTTGATGACAACAGTGGAACGCCTACACGATTTTTCTCTCGTCCAGGCGAGAGAAAAACTCCCACTGGCAGAGCAATTCAGTACAAAACTGATAAAAACGCTCTAGCCGGGCCTTTTTGGGCAGAACGAATGAAAGCCGATCACATTGATGACATTGTAAGGGAGGCAAAAAATGCCGCAGGTATCAAATAGCACTGAGGGAATCCGGAAGTGGTTTAGGCAATGCCCGCTGCTGTCTAAAAACAAACGATTTGGTGCTGATTACCTCGGCGAAAACCCTACCGAATACGCCATTTACGCATCACCATCCACTCTGACCTACCATGAGAACATCCTCGGAGATTATGTTCTGGATGATAAGCAGACTCAAAACTATATTTTTGCTACGCGTGAGAATTTTGGGGCTGATGTCAAACAAAACTCCGACAATCTCGCTTTTTATACAGGTTTGATTGCGTGGATGGTAGAGCAGAACAATGCCCGAAACTACCCCTGCATAGAGGAGGGTCGGGTTTGCGCTATCGTTCCCACACTGACCGCGTATCCATCGCAGATTGGTGTTGATAGCGCAAAATATCAGATTCAGATACAAATCACATATAGGAGAAACTGACTATGAAGATCGAACGCAAATACATGGCGCACTATCTGAATGCCCATTTTGCAAACGACAGTGAGGGCACCGCCGAGTATGTACGCCTTGGCAAAGATTTGGAGGAGTATTCCCCCGAGTTGAGTGCCAATGTCGAGAAAAAGCAAAACATTCTCGGTAACACGTCCGTGACGATCGACAGCTACCAGAAGCAGGGCGAAGTCAGCCCCTACTACGCCGAAAAGGGCGACCCCCTGTTTGAAAAGCTGCAGGCCATCATTGATGGAAACATGGTTCTTGACGACCTCAAAACCGACATTGTGGAGGTCAAGCTCTGGAACGAGGAGGCATCCGGCGCTTTCCCCGCTGTGCGCGAGGAGTGCTACATCGAGGTCTCCAGCTACGGCGGCGACACCACTGGTTACCAGATCCCGTTCAATATTCACTACACTGGCGCGAAGACCACGGGTACGTTCAACCCGAGCACGAAGGCCTTCACCGAGGCCTAAGCATAACGGAGGTGTACAATGGAACTGAAAATCGACAGAGGCCTTAAAAGCTACGAGGTCAAAGACATCGATGGCACCCTGCTGGGCACGCTTTATGTCAACCCCGCGGACATTGGCATCGCGGCACGACTGGAGGAGGCCCGCCGCGCCATTCAGCAGCTGGCCGATGGGCTGGCAGCAGACGCAGGCGTAGACCAGATCATCGAGGCGGACAAGCTCATCCGGGAGCAGATCAACTACATCTTCGGTAGCGATGCTTCCTCGGTGTTCTTCAAAGGGGTTTCTGCCCTGGCGCTGCTCCCGGACGGCACCATGGTCTTTGAGAAAGCCCTCCAGGCAGCAGTCCCCATTATTGAGGACGCGGTCGGCAAGGCCGTCAAAGCCAGCCAGAAGCGTGTGCAGAAACACGTTGGTGTCTACCTGAACACGGCCAAGGGCCTGGCCCCCGGCCAGAAAGCGTGAGCGCTTGGGAACTGCCCACAACCGTAGATGTAGATGGTCAGAATTTTGCCATCCGATCTGATTTCCGAGCTGTACTTGATGCCCTTGCGGCGTTAGCAGACCCGGAAATGACTCAACAGGAACAGTACGCTGCCTGCCTTGAAATTCTATACCCAAAATGGCAAGCGCTGCCCGACGCAAATGCTGCGTTACGGGCAGCGTTTTTGTTTATCAATGGCGGACAACCCGAAGACTCTACAATTCCACGTCCTCGAATTGTAGATTGGGAACAAGATGCAGCCTTAATCGCACCCGCTGTTGATAAAGTACTGGGGTACAGTTGCCGCCGATGTGAGTATTTGCATTGGTGGGAATTTCTCGGAGCTTTCTACGGTATTGGAGATGGGCTATTTGCTCAAGTCGTAAATATTCGATATAAAAGGGCTCACGGAAAAAAACTTGACAAGAGCGAACAGGAATTTGCCAAAGAGAACGATCGAATCATCAGAATCCACGCTCCTGAAAGCGCGGAGAATAGGGCAGAAAAAGAGCGGTTGCTTGCGTTACTCAATTCATAATCCAATTCTAACAAAGTCAAAGAGAGGAGGTTGATTCAATGGCAGATGGGTCAATCACAATAGATGCCCGCCTGAACAAAAAGGGCGCAGAATCCGACTTAAAAGCGTTACAGGCAAAGGTCAAGAGCACATCAAAGCAGATTGGTGATTTAGATAAGCAGTTAAATTCTGCGCAAACAAAGCGTAGCGCATTAGGCGACAGCTTAAATCAAGCCCGCCAAAACGCTGATGATACTGCCGTTGCTCTTGAAAAGGTGAACGCACAGCTAGAGAATGTCAAAAAATCCCATCTTGCTGATATTAAATCGGAATACCCCGGCCTGAGTGATTCAAAAGTGCAAGATGTTCTTAAATCTCGCATGGAGGGGGAAACCTCTCTCCTGAATCAAAACCAAAAACTCCTCGATGATCTTGAAAAGCAAGATACCAAAGTTGCTGAGATTGAATCAGATTACAATGCACAAGGCGATGCTATTTCCGGCTTGCAAAAGCGTCATGCAGCGCTTACCGCACAGCTAAATCAAGAAAACGATGCCGTAAATCAGCAAAAAAGTCTAATTCAGCATCTTAGCGGCGAAGATGACATGCAGGCCTATTTTAACAAACAAGCCGATGCCATAGAATCATCTTTTGCCAAAATCGAGAATCGGCAAAATAAAGCGTACGGTACTATAGACGAATCGGCTACACAACATGCGGAGCGCATCGTAGCAGATACCAAGAAGGCCGTGAACGCCCAGGATAAGGCCGCCCAGGCCGCGGAGAACAGGGCTGCACGTGAACGCGCAGCTGCTAAGTCGCCTAAAGGAAGTTCCGTGCCCGGTTCATCTAGTTCTGCTGGACTACTTTCCGGCAGAATCACCGGATTAAACAAAGCGCTGTCTGGTACCCTCAACAATGCCCTGCGCACGGTCGGAGGTCTCGGAGCGCGTGTCTTTGATACCCTACAACGTGCCGTAGACGGCTTGCGAGCCAAGCTCACCCAGAGCAGTAAGAACCTCGCTAAATTCCGAAATCGCCTTATGAGCATCGTCTCCGGGGCTTTGGTGTTCAACCTGATCTCCGCAGGACTGCGGAAGACCACCGAATGGATGGGTTCTGCCGCGCTCTCCTCGGCCACGCTGAGAGCCGCGCTCGGCAACCTGCAGGGCGCAGCATCCACCGCAGCCGCACCGTTGCTTCAGGCAATCCTTCCGGCTCTCACGGCCATAGCCAACGCAGCAGCAACCGCCTTTTATTACATCGCCCAGCTGGTGGCTTTCCTGACCGGCAAGTCCATAGGGGCAAGCAAGAGCGCAGCCAAAGCGATGGGCAAATACGCCAAGGCCGCAAAGTCGGCAGGCAGCGCAGCGGACGGCGCACTGGCGAAGTTCGATGAACTGGATGTGCTGGATAAAAACAGCGGTGGTGGCGGTGCGGGAGCCATCACCCCGAACTACGACTTTAACACAGACAACCCGTTTCTTGACGAAATCTTGCAGGCCATCAAAGATGGCGACTGGTACGGAGTCGGCCAGCTGATCGGCGAGAAGCTGCGCGATAGCCTGAACGCAATCCCGTGGCCCGACATTCAGGACAAAGCCAGAGCATGGGCGACCAACATCGCCAACTGCATCAACGGCTTTATTGGAGTGCCTGGATTGTGGGAGGCCATCGGTCATACTGTAGCACAGGGCTTGAACACGGCACTCATCTTTGCGGATACTCTCATGCAAGGCATTCACTGGGACAGCTTGGGTGCGGGAATCGCCAGAGGTCTCACCACTGCGGTGGCAGAGCTCGACTGGCCCCTGCTCGGGCGAGTTTTGACGGACGGAATGCGGGCAGCGATTCTCACGCTTTATAGCTTCGTCCAGACCTACACAGGCTGGGCAGACCTTGGAAATTCTATCGCAGCTTGCATCAATTCGGCCATCGCAAACATTCCATGGATGGAGGCGGGTCTGGGGCTTAGCGGATTCGTTGTCGGCCTTTTGCACACGCTCATCGCAACGGTGCAGGGCACCGATTGGACAGCTCTGGGCCAGAACATCGTCTCGATGGTAAGCGCCATAGACTGGGTCGGGCTTTTTTCCGCGATGGGTACACTCGCGATAGATGTACTGCAAGCTATCAATGGCATCCTTGATCAAGTCGATTGGGGCGCTGTCGGCCAAAAAATCATGGAGTGCATTGAGGCTGTTGACTGGGCTGGCATTTTGTCTCAGCTCGGAGAAATCATAAACAATCTCTGGCCCATGCTAATGACAATCATCGGGGCAAGTCTACTTCCTATTATTGGCGGATTTGTCATCGATTCTGTTTTAGCAGAATTGTCAAAACAGGTCGGGATTATGGGTGTTCAGCTTCTTGGCAAAATTGCGGGTTGGATTGTCGGCACAATGCTACCAACTATTCTCAGCGGCCTGACGGCTTTGATTACGGCCATCGTTTCAGCAATCGGCCTATGGCCCGCAACGATTATAGCGGTACTGCTTATTTTAGGCGCTGCCATCATTGCCTGCCTTGTTGCGCATTGGGATGAAATCAAGCAAAAGCTCGGCGAAACTCTGGACAATTTGCAAGAAAAAGTCCATAGCGCCGGTGAAAAAGTCAAGGAAATCTGGAATGGCTTGTGGCTAACTGTCAAGCTGATCGGCATGCAGCTGTGGGAGGATATTACTCAGGGCTGGAACGATTTCTGGACAAACATCGGCACCGCGCTGGACAGCGCAGCAGCCGACATCCAGCAGGGCTGGAACGATGCGTGGACCGCTGTCTCGGACTTTGTGTCTGACATCTGGGAAGGCATCACGGACACAATCGAGACGGCCATCAACGGCATCATCGGTCTGGTGAACGGCATGATCTCGGCCATTGTTGACGGCGTGAACGGAGTCATTGGCGTCTTGAACGGCTTCGGCTTCGACGTTCCAGAATGGGCGCAGGACAAGCTCGGCGTAGAGCGGGTCGGCTTCAACATCGACCCCATCACCGCGCCGCAAATCCCCTATCTGGCACAGGGCGCAGTCATTCCGGCAAACCATGAATTTCTTGCGGTGCTGGGTGACCAGACCAACGGTACCAATATCGAGGCACCGCTGGCAACCATTCAGCAGGCCCTCGCAGAGGTTATGGAAGCCTACACAGGGCAGCAGGACATCACGATCCGCTTCGCCGGAGACCTTGCCCAACTGGCTCGGGTGCTCAAACCCTATATCGACAAAGAGGAGAACAGGCGCGGAGCCAAGCTGGTCACGGGAGGTGTGTACTGATGTTGATTATTGATGGCGAGAAATTCAAAGTCGATGTCCTCAGCTGTAAGCGCACCGCTGACTTCCTGGACAAGCACGCCAAGCGCACAGAGAACGGCGACCTCAAGCGCGAGCTGATCGGTGTGTATTTCAACTACAAGCTGACAGTCGCGCCGGGCATTGACCGTGCGGAGTATTCCCGGTTTTGGGACAAGATCACCGAGCCGGAGGAGTTCCACACGGTCACGGTCCCGGGCACGGACGGAGACTATACCTTTATGGCGTATTTCTCCAACATAGGCGACGAACTACTTTTGCAGCGAGGAAAAGCCAATTACTGGAAAGGGCTGACGATCAACTTCATCGCCAAGACCCCCGCCAGATTTTAAGGAGGGCCTGCCCCGATGAGAACCAATACGCGCGTGGAGTTCGGCCTTTACGATGTCACCGCCAGAGGCGACAGCGCCCCGAGCTGCACGACCGCAAAGCCTTTCTGCAATCTGGGTCGTGACCTGCTGCTGGAAAGCGTACCGAGCCAAAACAAATACGGCACACTGGAGAGCGAGCAGTGGCTCATGGATGGCAGCTTTGCCTTCTTCCCGGAGGTTCCCGAGCAGTACTTCTGGGGGCTGTGGAGCGCCACGCAGAGCGACAAGAGCGGCGTGTTTGCCGACCCGCCTGTGCTGGACATCACCTTCACGCAAGACCACAGCAGCAGCGGCCTCACGCTGCACTTTTACAGCCCAACAGAGGACTGGGCCAGCCGCGTCAAAATCCAGTGGTTCGGCCAAGACGGAGGACTTATCGCTACGGCGATCTTTTACCCGAACGCGGTGGATTATTACTGCGCCAAGAAGGTAGAGAATTACCGCCGCATCCGCATTCATTTTCTCGAGACAAACCGGCCCGGGAGGTACCTCAAGCTGGCGGGCCTTGATTACGGTGTCTACCTGCATTTTAGCGGTCACGAAATCGTAGAGGCTCATGTTCTGGAGGAATGTGACCCCATCAGCTCCGAGATCAGCATCAACACGCTGAACGTGTCGCTGTACAACAAAGAGGGCCGCTTTTCCATCTTGAATCCCGAGGGCTACTTTGACGTTCTGCAGCACAAGCAGAAATTCACGATCTGGGAGGATGTAAAGCAGGACGCACGCAGCACAAGCAGCGTGAGTTATTGCATGGGCACATTTTACCTCTCGGACTGGAGCAACAGCGGTGATACGCTGGCGGACTTCTCTGCCGTCGATGCCATAGGCCTGCTGGACGGCTCACCGTTCGATGGGGGCATCTACGATACCACCGCAGCAGAGCTCGCAGAGGCGATCCTGGCAGGATACAGTTACACCTTGGACGAGAGTCTGGCCGCAGAGCGAGTGCAGGGGTACATCGCCGCAGGGACGCGCAGAGAGGCCCTGCAGCAGCTCGCATTTGCCATAGGCGCTGTGGTCGATTGCAGCCGAGGCGAGCTTATACGCATTGCCCCTGCGCCGTCCAAGGCCAGCGGCATGATTACCTACGACAGAAAGCTGCAGGACGGCAGCAAGGTAACGCTCAATCCGCTGATTACCGCTGTAGCAGTGACCGCCCACCGATACCTGCCGGGAGAATCCACCGAGGAACTGTACAGAGACACCCTTGACCCGGGCACCTACCGGGTGACCTTCAACGCCCCGGCAGTCGTGGGCAGCCTGACCGTCACGGGTGCAGAGCTCACCGAGAGCGGCGTCAACCTCTGCACCCTGACAGTCGCAGAAGCGGGCGAGGTCTGTGTCACGGGCCGCAAATACGCCGACAGCACGGTCGTCCTGAAGCGCACAGCGGCGAACCTGCCGCCCAATGTGCAGGACAATGAGCTGACCGTGACAGACGCCACTCTTGTAGACCCAAGCCGCGCAGAGGCCGTGGCCGTGCGGGTGCTGGAGCATTACGCACAGCGATACGAGCAGAACTTCTCAATGGTCGCCGGTGATGAAAAGCTGGCCGACAGGCTCATCATTCAGAGCTTCGGCGGCGAAATGGTGCGAGGGATGCTCACAAAGCTGGAATTTGATTTGACCGGTGGCTTTTTGGCTGACGCCAAGGTCATCGGGCGTAGACTTACCAGCAACGCAGCCGCCTACGCGGGTGAAATCCATGCCGGAGAAAGGAACCTGATCTGATGTGGCAGCAGCCAATCTACGACCGCACCAAAGCGGATGTGTCCGCAGGGGCGGATAAGTGCTATATCAACGCGGCACTGCTGAATCGGCTGGAGGGTAACTCCGCTTATCTGGCAGAACTGCTGGGGCCTAAAATCCAGACCAAGACATGGGCCCCGACCGACCTGCTGACGCGCAGCGAGATGGATCGCATCCTGCAAAATATCCAGACCCTGCGCGATGCTTACTATACCCTGCCGGGAACACCGGCCCTGCCCGAGACGCCCAGCACCCTGTACAGCGACATCAATACGATGGAGCAGGTGCAGTGGTCGATGTACGAGCTCTGGCGCAGAAACGCACAACACAGCTACACCGGCGAAATCTGCGCCGGACAGACGATTGGAGTGATCTGATGTACGAAAAAAAAGTATGGGTCAATCGCCAGAGCGAACACCCCTCTCGGCGCAAGCTGACCCCGACCGGCAACGATGGCGAGTACGACGTCTCCCGCTCCGAGGGCATCATCATGGAGGATGGCGATGCCTTCGATGCGGACACGATGAACGACCTAGAGCGCCGCGTGGCGGCGGGATTCACCGAGCTGGACCCCACAGGCGCAGGCGGCGGCGAGGTGACCGTGCAGCCCTACACCTGCGAAAAGAGGAACGGCGTATATGAGCTGGTCGGCAGCGGCGCGGTAGGCCGGTGCAAGATTCCCGCATCCTGGGCAGCAGGCAACAGCTTCACGGTCAATGGCGCAGCGGTTCCGGCCTACTGTGGCGCAGACACAGTGGACGGAGACACCATCGTCAAGGGCAGATGGGTGCTGTTTACCTATGACGGGAACCGGCTGGATTTTAACGGCGGCGGTGGCCTCAGCACATCCAAGCTGGCACTTGCCACCGCCACCGAGGGCAATGTGCTGGCAGGGAATAAGTTCTACGCAGGCGGTAAAACCATCAAGGAAGGGAAAATGCCTAACTGGGGCGCAGTGGACACAACAATAAACCCGGGAAGTTCTTACGCAGTCCCCGCAGGATACCACAACGGCAAAGGCCGCGTAAAAGCGGCAACATGGACAAAAGACAAATATTTATATCTGGTCATACAGTATCAGGGCGGCTATGGAAACCCTATTCCGGAGTACGCGGCAACAGTGGTTGCACAAGACATGCCGGAACCCGGATTTCTGGCGCATTATAGTGGCTCTGGAAACGTTCATGCAGTTACAAATGTCTGCAATGCCAATATGCTGAATATTGAAGCCTATGCCGGAAACGGCACGGCACAGATAACACCACTAACCTACCTATATGACATTTTCCACAAAACTAATCATGATCCAGGTGTTGTTTATACATTAGGCGCCGGAGTTTATTGTTACCGTATGAGATGAGGACTAAAGCATGGCAGAGAATATAATTATTCATGAGATCAGCCTCGCCGGGTACAAAGCCACCTCCACCGGCGGCATGCTGGATTTGGGCACATGGGGCAGCTACGGTATTGAAAAGCTGCACCTTACACTGGACGCGGCATGGCAGGATTTGACCATTACAGCGTTTTTCAATGTAAATGGCAAGGTTGTGGCAAAGAGGGTCGTGGGGAAGGACGGCTATGCAGATGTGCCGTGGGAAGCCACAAAGGAAAACACTTTCGCCGGGTGCCTTGCGTTTGAGGGCAGCATAAACGGCCAGCGGCGTATTTCCACAAACCTGAACTACAAGGTCACGAACCACAGCGAGACCACGGACAGCGACCCTGTGCCGACAGATGACCGCTGGAACCAGTTTGTGACCGAGACCAAGGAATACCGGGACGGTGCGTTTGAGGCCGCTGAAAAAGCCAACGCGCGTGCAGAGGACGCAGAGACGGCCAGCGAAGATGCGCAGGCTGCGGCAAGGGCTGCGAAGGCCAGTGAGAATGCAGCGGCGGCGAGTGCAAGTAATGCTGCGGCGGATGCTGCCAAGGCCGGGCCGTATGCAAAGGCCGCGCAGGCTGCCCAAGAAGCGGCGGAAAATGCGGCTGCTGCCGCGGCGGCCAGTAAGAGCGCAGCGGATACGCTGGCGGCGGAGGCTGCGCGGGCTGCCCTGGCGGCGGAGAATTCCAAGGCAGCGGCCAACAATGCGGCCAACCTCGCCGGAGAGAATGCCACGGCGGCACAGCAGG